CCGACATCGGCAGAGAGCACCTGGTAGATACTGCCCGTTGGCTGATAAATGAGCCGCTTCTGGGAATCCAGTATCTTGACCCGCTTGGAGAGTGCCGGACACATCCGCACCATATCTGCTGCCACATTGAACACGATGGATGCCTGCTGACGGTCAGCAGCGCAGCCGTAAACCTCGGCACGTTCCTCACCGTCACCGCAGGTCAGCAAAAGAGCAACGGCGGCAGCCAGTTCGGACTTGCCCTGTTTCTTGGGGATTTCGATATATGCGGTATTAAACTGGCGATAGCCGTTGGGCTTCAGTGTTCCGAAAATGTCCCGGATAATTTGCTCCTGCCAGTCGATCAGCTCGAAGGGCTTTCTCGCCCAGGTGCCTTTGGTGTGGCATAGGCACTCGATGAAGTTCACCGCATAATCCGCTGCGTCCTTATCGTAGACGGAGTCCTTGGCCTTGAACTTCGTGGGCTTGTATTTCTTCAGCTTTCGCAAATCATCACCTCCGATGGGCATAAAAAATGACCTGCCTTCCGGCAAGCCGTCGTATCGTTCTATATGAGAGACAGAGCCTTTCGGCTCCGCTCTTCGGGGAATCCCCGATTCAGTTGTACTGGTAAAGGAGGATGCTGTAGGCCATTCGCGTGGGCTCGTCCTGCGGTTCGACATCCCAGCCTCTGTCGTAGTTGGCGGTGATGATGCCGTTCACCTTAATCATGAGCTTGCTGATTTTGCCTCCGTTGATGCCGTAGGTCTCGCTGGGCTCGTCGTAGTGCTTGACCCAGTAATGGCAGACCGTGTATCTGTCCTTGTCCTTCGCATCCGGGATTCCGATAGTTCCTTCGCTCCACATTGTCCAGCCCTCCTCAGTTCGCCTTGCGGACATCGACCAGCCAGTTGGCGGAGGGGTGGCTCTCGCCGTCGTAGCTCTTGCCATCCCAGCCGCCAAAGGTGAAGGTAACCTTCTCGGCGGTCTTGTGGAAAAGCTGCTCGAATTCCTCGCGGCTGATGCTGGTGTTCCAGTCGCCGATGGTTCCGAAGTGTGCTCTCAGTTCGTAAGCGTTTTTCATGGTGTTTGCCTCCGTTTTTCTTTGTTGTTTTTCCTTTCGGTGACTGTATATTCGCTCTAAAAGCACATAATAGCAAGTCAATTATCGGGCATATACTGAACAAATATCGCGGAGGATTCTTGTGTAATATACGACCAAAAGAGCCATCCGGCTCTCTTGGCGGCAAGGGCTTATTCATCGCCGAACATGATGAAGCGAACGTACTCCTTGCGGTGCTCCTCCAGGTAGCAGACCAGTTCGTAGAAGTCCCGGTCAAAGGCCAGCCGCTGTACCGTCCGAACATCGAACATGTTGGTCAGGCCGGTGTCCCTGATGGCGAGAATCTGTTCCCGGATGGTCTCAGTCATCGGAATCCACCGCCCTTTCATTTTCGTTGAAAATTGTGATGAGGATTCCCACAGCATTGATGTTTTCAATTCCTGTCGAGCGCTTTTCGTGACGGATGAATACCTTTTGCCCGATTATCCGACATCCTTCGTTTTCAAATAGGTGAGCATATTTGCCCTTATTGAAAGCCGAGTCTGTGACAATGATAGATTCGATTCTTGCTTCACGAAAGGTTTCAATATAATCATGAAAATCTTTCTCCCAAGGCAAATCTCTGGATTCGACAACCTCCAGGCCATTCGCTTTGCTTTCCTTCCAGGCGTTGTATGCTGTAATTTGACCGCGTGAAAATGGGAATGGAAAATGTTGCTCTCGTTCCTCCCATGCGATAAGAGCTGCCTCATTGTTTCCTTGATGGAGCAATGCTTCTCTCTCTTTTATGCGCTGGTCTTTAGCAATCTGGTATCCAATGCCGATATCGCGCATCATGCCAAAATATCCATCTGAATAGGCGCTAATCATCCCGCAACACCAACCTTCCCGGACTTGAAGGCACTGGAACCGGAGAGGTTCCGGAGCAGGATTTTCCGGTCGGCCTTGTACGCGTTGCCGATGAAGCCCAGCCGGAGCAGGAAGCAGCGGAAGGCGTACTTCTCGTTGCCCACCGGCTTCTCCTTGGCGGTGATGCGCTTGGCATCCCTGGACATCTGGCAGAGCGCAGCGATGAAGTGAGTGTAGGCGGTGGTCTCCTCCGGCTGTGGTTCGGAGAACCACGGAAAGGCAATGCGGTCTTCCAGAAGCTCGAAGCGCAGGTCGTCGATGCCCAGCGCCTTCTTGATGAGGCTGCCCTTGGCATCCAGCAGCTTGGTCAGGTTCCCGACCTGAACCTTGTCGAGCGGAACCTCGACAGTGAGGCCCACGCTTCCGTCCTGTGCCGCGTTCTCCGGTTCCTCGGCTTTTCCCTCCGGGGCCTCGTACTCGAAGCCTGCAGCCGCAATGCCTTCCAACACCCGCTCGACCTCCTCGCTGTCGGCGCGGTCATCAAAGAGCAGAGTGCCATCCTTGGTGACGGTAAAATAGTCGATTTCGTAATTGCAGGTCGGCATGAACTTGTAGACCGCCTTGACTCCGGTGATGCCGGAAATGCTCTTGACCAGCTCTTTGCGCTGGTCGCCGGTCACGTTGTACTTGATTTCCATGGTGAAATCCTCCTGTGCATGTTTTCCCCCTTCGGGGTAGTCACATATTCGCTCTACAGGCACAGAATAGCAAGTTGATTCTGAGGCATAAATCCGACAAAGATGTGCCCCGGAATGTGTGTGATAGTGACAATCAGGAGGCAGGCTCGACGTCCTTCACCAGTGCCGAATACGGTAGCTTTTCTCCATTGCGGAGGACATAGACGCCATCCGTGTCTCCGGTATCATCCACATATCTGCGGAGAATGACGGATGCGTATTTCTCGTCGAGCTCCATCGTGCAGCAGGTGCGGTTTATCTGCTCACAGGCCATGAGCGTGGAGCCGCTGCCGCCGAAGGTGTCGATGACGATGGCATTCTCCTGCGTGGAGTTCCCGATGGGATAGCCCAGCAGGTCGAGCGGCTTGCTGGTCGGGTGGTTCGCGTTCCGTTTGGGCTTGGCAAAGTTCCAGATGGTCGTCTGCTTCCGGTCGGAGTACCACGGGTGCTTTCCGTTCTGCATGAAACCGTAGAGCACCGGCTCATGCTGCCATTGGTAATCCGAGCGGCCCAGCACCAGCGAGTCCTTCACCCAGATACAGCACCCGGCGAGATGGAAGCCCGCGTCGATGAAAGCCCTGCGGAAATTGAGGCCCTCGGTATCCGCATGGAAGACGTAGGCGGCACCGCCTTTTTCGAGATGGTCAGCCATGTTCTCGAACGCCGAGAGCAGGAAGTTGTAGAACTCCTCATTCTTCATGGAGTCGTTTTGGATGGTCAGGCCGCTGGAGCTCTTGAAGGATACTCCATAGGGTGGGTCGGTCAAGATGAGATTTGCTTTCCTATCATCCATGAGCGCGGCCACGTCCTCGGCGCTGGTGGCATCACCGCACATGAGCCGGTGCCTACCGACCGTCCAGATGTCGCCGCGTTCCACAAAGGCGGCCTTTTCCAATGCGGCGCTCAGGTCGTAGTCATCATCCTCTGCGCCAGAATCGCTTCCATCCTTGAACAGGTCGCCCAGCTCCATTTCATCGAAGCCGGTGAGGGAGACATCGAAAGCCTCACCCTGCAGCGCTTCAATTTCCACGCGCAGGAGCTCTTCGTCCCAGCCAGCATCCATTGCCATGCGGTTGTCCGCGAGGATGTAGGCTTTCTTCTGGGCCTCGGTCAGGTAATCCACGAAGACGCAGGGCACCTCGGTGATGCCTTCCTCTTTGGCAGCGAGAATACGACCGTGACCGGCGATGATGCCATAGTCACGGTCGATGATGATAGGATTGATAAAGCCGAACTCCCGCAGCGAGGAGCGGAGCTTCATGACCTGCTCCGGGGAGTGCGTCCGGGCGTTGTTGACATATGGCACCAGCTTGCTGACCGGCACCAGCTGCATATCAGTCGTTGTCTTCATACGAGCCCCCATTCTGCGAACTTTTCAAAGCCGCCTACAGAGCGGATATATTCTCGACAGATTTCGACGATTTCTGCATAGGGCCTGCCGTCCACGGTGTCGTCGCCGATGGCGCAGCAGAGCTCTACAGCCTTGCCGGTCTCCTGCGCCTTGAGGAAGGCGTAGACATTCACGGACACATCCGCTTTCGACAGGTCTTTTCCGTGCAGGCCACCGCCCGTGACGCCGTCCGCCATATCAGAGCCCAGCTTCCGGTTGGTCGCACCGGAGTCCACGTCCGGGCCACCCGTCCAGTCGCCCAGGGGATTGACCTCGGCCTGCGGGAACAGGGCCTTCAACTCATCTGCGGGAGCATTGCTCTGACAGAGGATGAGCCGGTCGCCGTCCAGGATGTACTTTCCATCCGTGGGGTACCTATCGTAGATGGAGCGGGCGATGCGGGAGAGCTCCTTCTGCTCAGGTGTGATACACATTCCTTTGAAGATGCCGTTGTCGCCGCAGCGGAAACCGTCACGCTGGTTGTCGGAGAGATGTGCGTCCTGTGCGACCTCGGTATAATTCAGGGCGAGGTTCCCGGCAATACGGTGGGCGATGCTTTCGACAGTCTCAGCGGACAGATGCGTGGAGGTCTCTACGATGATGTGGCACATGTGATGGCCGAGGAGGACTTCCACGGCGATGCGCGGGTCAGGCTCCTGCGCATAGGCGAGGTCGACCAAAGCACCGGCGATGCGGTCTGCGATTTTATCCGGATGTGCCGGATTTACTTTTTCATACATGGTCAGCTTCCTTTCCGTGCCCGGAGCAGGCGTTCCATCGTGTCATCCATCGGAGTGACGCCGTTGTACTCGGTCGCACAGTTTTCTTTTACGATTTGGTATATCTCCATCCAGAGCCGGTTGGTCTGGCTCATGAAATTCTGGCTCATCGCCACATAGGGCGACTGTATCGCGCTGCCGGTGGTGGGGTGCTTGGCCAGAAAGCCGAACTCCGTCACGGCCTCCTCGCACTGAATCCATCGGGCCACACTCATGGCATAGCGTTCCAAGAGCTGTGGAGATACCAGAGAAGCGCAGCCGCGTTCGGCCAGCCACTCCCAGGTCTCCTTGTAGATGTCCTCGGCCACCAGTGCCTTACCGTCCTTCTGGACGGCGGAGAGCATCTTGGACGGTTTCGGCATCGCCTGACCCTCAAGGTCGGCAGCGCGGTCATCGAAGTTGATGACCGTCAGTGTCCGTTTGCCGGGATTGCCCTCTGCAATCTTGTCCGCTAAGGGCTTTTTCTTGGCTCCGGCTCCGATGCGGGCACCGCCACGGTTGGTTCCGTCCTTCGCCATTTCGATTCACCTCCAGTCGTCGGGGCTTATTCCCCGTTTGAAATCGCGTTTTTGTGCGCGAGAGCCCACGCCCGTTCCACGGCAGATGGGCCGTAGAGATTTTGACAGCCCCTACCGGGTCTCCCGGTTATGCCAGCGGTCGCCGCGTTCGGCATGAATCCTCGCATGGCACTCTTTGCAAAGGGCCATCAGATTACTGCGGTCGTGCGTCCCTCCCTGAGAGAGCGGGAGCTTGTGGTGAATCTCCTCGGTTGGCGTGTACACACCTTTCGCAAGGCAGACCTCACACAGCGGATGCTCCGCAGCATAGGAATCCCGGATGCGTTTCCAAGCCCGTCCGTATCGACGCTTGGTGTCAGGGTCGCGGTCGTACCGTTCATAACGCTGGGCCTCCAGCTTCTCGTGTTCTGGGCAGAACCGTTTGTCCGTCAGGTTGGGGCAGCCGGGGTAGGAACAGGGCCGTTTCGGTCTCTTGGGCATGTAACCTCCACCTCCGTTCGCAAAATTTACATCTCCTATAATGAAGGGCAAAAATCCGCGAAATTTACAAGCCCTATTATGAAGGAGGTGTATTTCATGGATACACGGTTTGAGTTCAACATTAAGAAGGTCAGCATCAAAGGTGATGACCAATACCTGTACCTGTATTTCAACAACAAGCTCATTGTGAAGCTGGAATACAGAGACATCGAAACTGCTGCGAACTATCTGATTAAGAAAGCGCAGGTGCAGCAGATTCCGGGATATGACCAAAAGCTGTTGAACGAAGAAACAGCCTCATCTGAGGATAAGTAACTGTAAAAAGGAAGGGTCGCATACAGCGGCTCTTCCTTTTGCAAAACAAGCCTCCGCAGGATTTCTCCCACGAAGACTTGCCCCTATTTTTCACACTACCATAATACCACTTATCAATGTGCCATTCTGTGCCAAAGTGTGCCAACTTTACGCTGGCGGCTGAAAATCTCGCAGGGCCGAGGCGTGGATGCGGTGAACCGTTCGCATGGACACGCTCATCAGCACAGCAATCTTCTCCCAGCCGTAATTGTTGATGTACCGGAAGCGGAGAAGGAGCTGTTCATCCACATTGGCCAGCTGAGAGATGGCCCCGCTGATTTCGGCCTTCAAATCCACCAGCCGGTCTATCTCCGCATTTATCTTCTTCTCCGCGTCGATGATTTTGCAGATGGTCTTCTCAAAGGGCGCTTCTGTACTCCTGGTACTGGAGACCCGGATACCGTCGTAGTTCACACTGCTCAGGCTGGTAGCCAGGTCGCGCAGCCTGTCCAGCTCGGACAGGTCAGAATTGATGCGCTCGTTCAGCCGGTAGGCTTGGGAGAGATATTGCTTTGCAGTCATCTGGCGATTCCTCCTTCCCGTATTTTTTCCATGAGTGCCTCGCCGTCCAGACCGGAGAGTAGTTCAAACCATCCGGAACGGAAGAACCGCTCAAGGCTCTGGAGCTCGGATTTGTGATTGAGATAGGTCTGGTGCTGCCTGTCCTCTTCGCACAGAGGCGGATTCTGTCGGAACCAGTCGAGCTCGGTATCGTAATCCTTCGCAGCTTGCACGACGATGGCGTGGGCCAGCCGGATATATGAATCATCCAAAGGCATCACACCTCCAGCGTCACCTTGACCGCATCGATGAGTGCGGCCTGTGTCTTGTCCTTGACCTCCAGCGCCTTCAGGATACGTTCGTCGATAGTGCCCTTCGTGATGATGTGCTGTATCACCACGGTGCCGGAGCTCTGGCCCTGCCGCCACAGTCGTGCGTTCGTCTGCTGGTAGAGCTCCAGCGACCACGTCAGGCCGAACCAGATAAGGGTGGAGCCACCGGCCTGCAGGTTGATGCCGTGACCGGCAGAGGCAGGATGGATGACCGCTACCGGGATTTTGCCGCTGTTCCAGTCGGCGATGTCCTTGCTGGATTTCAGCTCACGGACATCGAAGCGCTTTTTGATGCGCTGCAGGTCGTGACGGAACCAGTAGGCCACCAGTATGGGCTTGCCATTGGCGGATTCGATGATGTCCTCCAGCGCGTCCAGCTTCCGGTCATGGAACTCTATCGTATCGCCGGTATCGGCATAGATAGCGCCGTTGGCGAGCTGGGCCAGTTTCCCGGTCAGGGCCGCTGCGTTGGCAGCAGTCACCTCGCCATCCGGGAGCTGCAGGATGAGAGCTTGTTTGAGCTCCTCGTACCGGTCGGCCTCTGCGTCAGAGAGGTAGACCTCATATCGGGTGGATACGAGCTCCGGCATCTTCAGGTGGTCGGTGGATTTCATGGAAATCGTGATGTCCGAAATCCTGCTGTAGATGGCGTCCTCCGCTCCCGGCATGGGCTTGTAGGAGTAGATGATTTGTCCGTTGCGTTTGTCAGGGAGGAAGAAGGTGTTCCGATACTGTGTGATGAAGCGTCCGAGGCGCTGACCCATATCCAACAGCCGGAACTCGGCCCACAAATCCATGAGGCCGTTGGAGGACGGGGTGCCGGTCAGTCCGATGATGCGCTTGACCTTGGGTCGGACGCGCAGCAGAGCTTTAAATCGCTTGGACTGGTGATTCTTGAAAGAGGACAGCTCGTCAATGACCACGGTATCGTAGTCAAAGGAAAAACCGCTGCTCTCGATGAGCCAGCTCAGGTTCTCTCGGTTGATGATGGTGATGTCGGCGCTGACCATCAGGGCGGCCCGCCGCTCTCTGGCGCTGCCTACGGCCACGGTATAGGTCAGCTCTTTCAGATGCGCCCATTTCTCGATTTCCGCAGGCCAGGTGTCGCGGGCTACCCGTAGCGGTGCGACCACCAGAACGCGGTGGGCCACAAAGCTGTCGAACAGCAAGTCGGCGATGGCTGTCAGGGAGATGACCGTTTTGCCAAGTCCCATATCCAACAGGACAGCGGCCACCGGATGCTGCTCGATGTAATCGATGGCGTAGCTCTGATAGTCATGAGGCTTGAAGTTCATCCAGCATCCCTCCAATCTGCTCAGTGTGGTCGATGACATACACTCGGAAGCCCAGCGACCGCAGCAAGCGGTGCCGTGCCAACTGGAGCGGGCGCGGAGCCTTTCCGGGTGCCTTCAGTTCTACAAAGGCGATAACGCCATCAGGTAATAAGACAAGGCGGTCGGGCATCCCGTCGAAACTCGGAGACACGAACTTCACGGCGATGCCACCGGCCTTTTTTACCATCAGGGATAATTTTTTCTCGATTTCTTTTTCTCGCATAAGCGCTCCTTTTTTCTGGTCGTGCAAGGTGTATCAATGCCAATACAAAACTTTTTCTTAGGAAGATTTTTATAGCTCTTAGAAAAACTCTGTAAAACACATTGATACACCTTGTCATAGTGGCTATCAGGTCAGAAAATCGTCTCCTGCATCGTCCGTGTCTGTCCGCAGCCGCACTCCCTTGAAATACCGTTTCCGGTTCAGGGTCACGCGCTCATATCCGGCGCTCTCCATCGCAAAGTAGAAGTCTGCCGTGCTGCGCACATACTCGTTGGTATCGATGCAGTAGTTCCGATACGCCTGATACAGCGAGGAGGAGCTCTCCCGGAATCCGTCGCCGGTCTCGCACTTGTCCTCCATGAAATGACCGAACCAGTCGTTCTGGCTCCGATATTCGTCGATGGCCGCCTTCACGCAGGCCGGGACAGGAATCTGGTAATCGAGGTCGATGACTTTTTTGGCACCTTCGATGACCCACGTCAGAATGCTCTCTCCGGCATTGTCGTAGAGATACTCGCCGTAGTTCTTGATGTCGCTCTTGCCGGTAATCTTGGCGTTGAACGGGATAACGATGAGCCTGCGCCAGATACCGTCATCGGATGCGCTGACGCGAGGCAAGTGGTTGGTGTACAGCACCAGCGTGTGACAGGGCTTGAAGGAGAAGGGGTCTTTGTACTTCTTTTCCGCGAACACATCGTCCGTGGAGCAGAGCTGTTTGACGGTGGAGTCATTCAGGCGGGCACCTTCCTGCATCTCGGCAGCGATGAGGAGCCTCTTGCCCTTGACCTCGGCCATCTCCGGCTTGATGTTCCTGCGGCAGCCCACGGTCAGGGTGTCGGCGGAGATGTTGCCGCTGTAGAGGCCCAGCACACGGGACACCGCATTCCAGAAGGTGCTCTTACCATTCCGGCCATCTCCGTAGGCGATGATGAGGGCTTCCACATACACCTTGCCTATGGCAGCCAGCCCGCAAATCATCTGTACATAGTCGATGAGTTCCTGATTGTGCTGGAAGATGAGGTCGAGGCAGTCCAGCCAAATTATCTGGCCCTTCTGACCGGGCGTGACCGAGGTGATTTTTGTGATGAAATCCTCCGGCGAGTGCTCCCGCGCTCCGGCCATGCCCTTGCGCAGGTCGTAGGTGGCCTCCGGGGTGTTGAGGGCAAAGCAGTCCGCGTCCAGGTCTCTGGGCGAAATCTCCAACATGGGGTGGGACTCCTTCAGGGCCGAGGTGATGTATTTGGAGTCCCGTCGCTTGATGACGAACGCCTGGTATGCCTTCGCCGCCAGATACTCCTGAAACGCCGCCAGCTGCTCGTCGCTCATGAGCTGTTCGGCTTTGGCCTTGGAGGTGCCGTCCAGAATGGTCTGGGCACCGTTGCTCTTCATCTTCATCAGCGCGGAGAGCAGGTCGCGGTTGGCCTCCTTCATCTGACGACGGGTCAGCTCGTGGGCGACTGCCTGCGCACCCGGTTCCGATTCCTGCCAGTAGTGGTCACTGTAACGGATGAAGTGAGTCGCCGGAGAATAGCGGAGCTCCCCGGAGAAGTAACGGGCCATGACCTCAGCCTGCCCGACGTCCGAAAAGTCCTCCGGCTTATAGCTACTGGGGTCGTTATATGCTTCCGGCGGGACGTAACCTGCCTGTTCCCGGATGCGGGAGAAGAAGCGCTGGGCGCTGTGCCAGATGGTGTTCAGTTCACCGTTCTCCAGCGGAGGGACACACTTGGCGGCCTCGTCCAGAAACGCCTGATACGCCTCGTCTGTGTCACCGTATTTCTTGATGACGCGACCGGCAAAGCGGGACATGGTGGCGTTCCGGCTGCCCTCCGGGATGACGGTGCTCTGACCGAAACCGCCGTCCGGCAGCTCGGAGTCAAAATCGTCCTCCTCCAGAAATTCGGTCAGGTTCATCCGGCCTGGATAGAGCGCGACCTCTGCTGCGGTGGTGCCGAAGAAGAATCGGGCGGCATCCAGCGCATTGGTGTCAAAGTACGGGAAGATGGAGTTGACCAGCTTCTTCATATCGCTGTAGAGCGCCGGGTCGGTCACATAGTCGATGGGAAAGAGCACATGGAATTTGGGCCGCGCAGCCTTCCCGTTCTTCTCCCGCATATGGAAGCGGCTGAAGTGAACGGCAAAGGTGACGCCGGGAAAGTGCTGGGGTACGTCCTCCGGGGTAATCCAGTCCTCCGGGTTCTCCGAGTGGTCGTTGTCGCAATCCACCGGGAGACAGTCGCTCCCGATGAAGTTGTCGCCGTTGCGGTAGCTGTTCCGGTACTCAGCGCAGACATAGTCGTGGCAGACGGCGGCCTTCAAAGAGGCTTCATCCAACACCACCTGCTTGTGCAGGTAGGAGCAGTTGCCGGGATTGCCGGTGACGTCGGCGCTATAAATCGTGAACATCAGTCATACACCTCCGCTGCTTCTTCCTCCAGAACCTTCGTGATGAACTTCAGCGCCCGAATCGTGGTCTCCAGCTCACAGTCGCCGCCGAGGATGACCTCAAAGCCGGGGCTGCCGTATTTGTTGACATAGCTTCGGACTTCCATATCCGTGCTGGCCGCGTCCTCGATGCGGAAGTAGGTGCGCCCGCCGTGGCCGCTGTCACCGCCCTGATAGCCGGTGGTGCCCGCCTCGACTTCGAGGATATTGGCGCTGACCACGTCGCGGGTATAGGTGGTGAGCTCGGTGCCGTCCTTCAGGATGCGGCTGTTTTCTCTGATTTCGTACATGGTCTCAAACCTCCTGACAATCTTCGGTGAAGTAGCGCAAGCGGTAATTCTTCCACTTGGCCCGTCTGATTTCTGCCTGCATACCGGCAGAAATTCTGCTGCCGAATACCCACACCTGAGAGCACTTGCTCATGATGGCGTTTCCAAAGAAAAGCCCAAGCTCCCGCTCGTCCGGGTCGGCATCGTCCAGAAACTGCGGAAAGAACAAATGTGGCGCGATGGGGATATAGCCCTTGTCCACGGCAAACCGGCTGTAGCGTCTGGCGGCATCTACGTTTCCTGCGATGTCCCCAGCGTAGGGAGAGCAGATGTAGACGATGGGCCGGAACGCACGACCGGAGCGCTGTTCCTGTTCGACTTTCTTGATGGCCTCGTATGCCGTCAGGTCAAGGTAGCCTTCGCTGTTGCGCATATCGACATTCATGTTGCGATTCCTCCTTTCCGGGCGGACATAGAAAAGGCGTCCACCTCTGCTTTCCACTGAAGGTGAACGCCTGAATTGAGCGGACGATTATCAATCTTTTTTATAGAACGGAGTCGCATAGCCGTCTGCCCGGAGCAGCAGCCCCTTCGCCCACGGCGGTGTCCGGCCCATCTGTTCACAGACTGCATCCAAGGACATGCGCGGGTCGGCCTCGATGACCAGCTCGTCGTGGATATGCATCACGATGGAGCAGCAACGGAGCGTCCTCATGGCATAGCAGAGAATGTCGCGGGCAGTTGCCTGCACGATGTTCTCCACGAACTTGGGGCCGTAGGAATCCAACCGTTCCCATTTCTTCGTAGAGCCGATGCCCTCATAAGTGATACATTCGCCGCCGAACTTGTTTGTGCCCACCTTGGGCTTCACATAGGCCAGCTTCCTTCCGGAGGGCAGGGTGATGAACAGCATCCCGCTCCGGCAGGAGAAGGTCAGACTATAGTCGGTGGTGGTGTGCTTATACCGGACGGCCTCCATCACGGCCTTGTCCACGGCCCACCAGAATTTCACGATGTTCGGATTGGCCTGCCGCCACGCATCCACCAGCTGCGGGAGCTCTTCCTCGGTCAGCCCCATCTCCAGAGCGCCCATCGCCTTGAGCGCACCGACCAAGCCGCCATAGCCGAGGGCAAGTTCCGCAATCTTACCCTTCTGACGCAGATGGCCGTTGATGCCATGCTTCTCCACGGGCACCTTGAACATCTGGGACGCGCTGGCGCAGTAGATGTCTCCGCCCTTGGCAAAGACATCCTGCCGCCATGTCTCACCGGCGAACCACGCGATGACGCGGGCCTCAATCGCACTGAAGTCGGCCACGAGAAACTGAGCGCCGTCTCTGGGGATAAAAGCGGTGCGGATGAGCTGGGAGAGCGTGTCCGGCACATCCTCATACAGCAGCTTCACCGCATCAAAATCACCGGAGCGCACCAGAGCACGGGCCTCTGCCAAGTCGGGCAGATGGTTCTGAGGCAGGTTTTGCAATTGGATGTTCCTGCCGGAGAAGCGCCCGGTTCGATTTGCCCCATAGAACATGAACATCCCACGGGCGCGACTGTCGCTGCAGACGGTTTTCTCCATCGCCTGGTATTTCCGGACGGAGGACTTGGCCAGTTGCTGCCGGAGCGTGAGCACCTCCGCCAATTCTGGCGGTGCCGTTTTCAGGAGCTCCGCCACGACCTTCTTGCCGAGACTGTCAGTCTCCACGCCATTGTCGGAGAGCCACTGCTTCATCTGCTGGACAGAATTTGGATTTTCCAATGCCGTCATGCGTTTCATGGCGTCGGTCAGCTCCTGCCGGGAACGGGCATCCATGTCGATGGCCTGCTCCACGAGCTCCATATCGATTCGGACGCCTCGGTCATTGATTTCTTGGTCGATGTCGTACTCCTCCCAGACCTGTGGCGGCACCGGGAACTTGGAGAGCTTCTGCTGGATACCCATCTCGGCCTCTACATCACGGGCATTGTAGCACTTGAATAGCTCCCACTTGTCGGGCGCATGGAAGGGGCGGTTTCGGATGCGCTGTCCATTCGCCTTGGTGGGGAGGCAGGGCTGGCAGAAATATTTGATGAGCTCCTTGCCCTCGGTGAGCTTCTGTTTCTCCAGACCAAGAACGGCACCGACGCCTTCCAAGGAAAGTGGCAGGCCCATCGTAGCTGCCCAGACCATAGAGCAGTGCCAGCTTTCCGGGTCGAGATAAACACCGGTGGGATAGCCGAGATACCGGGAGAGACATATCCGCTCAAAGGCAGCATTAAAGGCCCACTTGATGACGGAATCATCTTCCAGCGCGGCAAGCACCTCCTTGGGGATATGCTCCCCGGCGGTAAGGTCGACCACCTGCACCGGCCCGGAGTCGATGCTGTAGCCGAACAGGAGGATTTCAAAATTGGGAGACTCACAGTAGCGATAAACTCCTGTCTTCTGGAGCGCGATATCGCTGTAGGTCTCGATATCGATACTGAGTGTTTTCATAGACACATCCTTTCGGAGCAGTGGAATATGGGTGGAGGGATTGCTCCCACCACCCGCTGAATGAGGATTACGATTTGTCGAGCGCCCTCATACGAGCCTCGTGATATTCCACCTCGCGCAGGGCACGCTCTTTTTCAAGCTGCTGGCGCTCAGCTTCCCATGCCGCATTGCGCTTCTCACGCTTACGGTCGTCGATGGTGTCGATGATAGACCGGACAATCCAGAACACTGCCAGAAGCAGATAGAGGGAGAGCAGAAGGATGCAGAGAATCGTTGTAGCGTTCATCGTCGTCACCTCCATCAGTCAAGGAAATCGTCATCTTCGTCGGTGGCGAAGTCGGACTCGGCGCTGGCCTTGCCGCCCAGAGGCTCACCGTCACGAATCTTCTGCAGGTTGTTCAAACCGCAGGCGATGCCGCGATTGCCGGAGCTGTTGAATGCGTAGAACGTGATGCTGGCGCGACCGTACACACCGGAGTAGACCTCAGAGCGGGTCAGGATGGGATTGCGGTCAGCATCCACGATGCCGGGAGCGCTGGTGGCGTTGGCGTTGACGAAATAAGCACCGGCATAGGCGGGGTCATCCGGACGCTCGGTATCGCCGTCGCGCAGCGGGGTCTTGATGGCGCTGAGGGCCGGGACAGACTTGCCGTTGCCCTTGAGCTTGGCCTCGCCCTCGCGATAGGCCGCTTCGATGGCCGCCTGAATCTTGGCGACGGTCTTGGTGTCGGACTTCGGGATGATGAGGCTGACCGAGTATTTCGGAGTGCCTCCGTTGATGCTCTTGGGCTCCCAGACGTTGGCGTAAGACCAGCGGGTGTTGGGGCCGGTGATGACCTTCATGGGATTGGTAAATTTGGTGTTCTTATTCATCGATGTTTTCCTCCATAAAATCATTTTTTGCTGTGTTCATAGCCGGACGCTTATCGCTTTCCGGTACGAGCGTAGGTTTGCCCTGTGGCTTTTCAATGTAGGCCGTCAGGAGTTCGTCAAAGCGGGCCTTGCCGAGCAACTTTTGCATTGCGGTGATGCCCAGCAGCTTCCGCTCATACGGGTCAAAGCCCGCATCGCTGACCGTCTGGATAACGGCAGCCTCGTTGGTATATCTGCGATTGGAACGGCCCTCGACCAGTTTCCAGCCGTGCCATTCCTTCCCGCTGACCGCCTGCTGGAGCGCATACTCCTTGATGTCGGAGGCCCACGATACCAGCGCGTCCACGCGGGACAGGATGTCCTCGATGTCCTCGTCCGTGAGGAGTGGCGGCAGCTTGAAATCGTAGCGGGCCAGTTCCAGATTGGCCTCGGCACGGGCGCGGCACTCATTCTTGGCCTTGCAGAATCCGCACCATTCGCCACAGAGGAAGTTGCCGTCTCCGGCAAAGGCCAGCTCTGCCGTAGGCTTCAGGACTTCATCCGCCCAGCGGTACAGGTCGTCCTTGCTGACCTCGAACGTGCTGATGTTCTGGCGTCTGGGCTGGTAGATGGTCATGCTCACGGTGTAGATGTCATAGATGCCGTCAAACAGCTCCAGCGCACCGAGCGCGTAGCACTTCATCTGGGGATTGTCCTCAGCGGAGACGAGCACACCCAGCCCATGCTTGTAGTCAATCACGTGCATGGTGCCGTCCGCGATGAGAATTGCGTCTGAGGTTCCAAAGCCTTCCTCGACCCAGCGGGAGAAGTCCACGCGCTGCTCGATGAGCACCACCGGGTCGGGGCAGTTCTTCTTGGCGGCCTCCACCAGCTCAAGGATGTAGGCGGCATAGCCGGTGGCGCAGTCGTCCATCTCCCGATTGAACCAGGTGAGGTTCTCGGTCGGGTCGGTAGTCTCCATGCCCAGCGCCTTCCGGAGCTTGTACTCACACAGCGTGTGGGCGTCGGTGCCCTCGGCAGCATAGTCGGAGCCCTTGTCCTCATAGGTCTCGCACAGCCTCGCGGAGGGCGGGCAGTGGAGCCAGCGGTCAGAGGAGGATGCCGAGAGGAGCGCATGTCCTTTAGGTGGCATCGGCAAGTCCCTCCGCATCCCTGAGCAGGGCCTCATAGTGCTGCGGGTCTACCAGCGAGAGCTTTGCGGCTCCGTACTTCTGGAGGAGCTCCCGGATAGCCGCCGTGTGACCGGCACGGGATTTCTCCGCCAGCACCGCCCGCACCTGCTCCAACGTGGGCGCGGGCTTGGGTTTCGGCTCCGTCTCCGGCTCCGTGGGTGCTGCGCTGCTGAACTGTCGCGTCAGCCAGTCGGCCACGTCATCGATAGCAGCAGCTGCATGGTGCAATTCTTGGATGGCCGCAGCCATATCCGCCAGCTTTGACATCGTGATTTCCTCCTTCCTTGATTTGACTCTGGTTGTCGAGGGCAGCGAGCTTTTTTGCCAGCCTCGCGGAGACGCGGGAGATAGCGTTGAGCACCTGAATCTCCTCGGCTGCGATGCCGCTGTTCCTGCGGTGGTTGTCGTACACGGTTCTCACCTCCCTGAAGGCCGGTGTCGTTTGTTGCCTTCCACCTCCCACTGAAGGTGGGGAGCCGTTTTGAGCGGAGGATTTTTCAAAATAATAAAAAAGGCCCTCCGGCCACCGGTGAACCGATGGACAGAGGGCTGAGGTGCTGGGGATTAGAAGCCTCGGATGCGCCGGAGCTCAGTCCGGTAGCGCTTCATCTGGTCGGCGAAGGTGCGCTGGGGACGACCGAGAGCCTCGGCAATGGCGCGGTCAGAGACCTTCCAGTCCGCCTTCCACATCTTAATAATGGTATCAGCCTCCGGGTCGAGCTCACGCAGACGGGCAAAGAGACGGTCGAGCAGGTCGCGGTCTGCTACGACGCTCTCAATGGACGGGGCCTCGTCGGGAACCACGTCCAGCAGAGTATCTTCGCCGTCCTCCCCGATGGGGACGTCCAGAGAAGCCTGGTCGCCGGAACGCTGGTACTCACAGACGAGGCAGTCGCCGTCGCAAGTCCAGACATCTTTCTGGGGGCAGACGCAGCGCCCGTGGGCTTGTGCCTTCATGCGGATGCGGGCCACCTCACCGTAGTAGGCGTCGCGGATTTCCTTGCTGACGGGAATCTTGGTCTTGGTGCTGCGGTCGTAGATAAAGGGCTGGTTTTCTTTCGTGTTGTTTTTCATAAAATCGACTCCTTTGGATGTGGAATCCGCAGGAGCCGATTTCGTCCGTAGAACAGAAAAGACGGCCGTGGATATAGTCCTCCCGTGAGGGAAGAACTAAATCCATGGCCGTCGATGCAGCTCTGCGGATTCGGTTTTCAGTTGTTGCTGCGTCAGGCAGCGATGGTGTCTACCACAATGAATGTGGTCTTGGTACGGGTCACTCGCGAAACAATGTTTTCACGGGTAACGGTGAACGAGCCGCCAATCGGAACGTTGAATTCATAGCTCGACTTGTGCGGGCCCTGAGTTTCAACCATGCCGTTTTGGTCATTCGCTTTACACAGCAGGCGGCCTTCGCTGTTGCGAATGTCTCTGTAGTTGGTGCCGGGTATCACCTCCCTTCAATGGAAAAAGTCGCTTAGATACACTACGCCGTAGAGAATCAATCTTGTTTGATTGAGTCCTACAGCATAGCGCGTCTAAGCGGCTTTCCTGTGAGCAACTCCTATTCAGTTCGGTTATGCGCCTATCTCAACAGGAATCTTCTGGTTGTTGTGGATGGGGCATTTAACGAGTGCGGTAATTTTGCAGGGCAACTTATCTGCGGTTTCAAGGACATGGCAGTGCTTGCCCAGCTTACATCGGGGGCCTTCATACGGGCACTTATACTCGACAGGTTTCGGAGCTGTCATCATATTCGTCATCGGCACCTCCGACAATCAGGGAATCATTTGCGGAAGAGGAGCGTTATCATCGTTCCTCGCATTACGGATAATCTGACGGACGTCGTCCACTTCGCTTCGGGTCATCTGGTTTCCCATGACCATGTAAGCAATCACCATACCGGCACTGCGGATAGATTCCTTTCCTGTAATCATCTTCTTGTTGGCACTGCCAATTACGAGAATGTTGAACCACAAATCGTTGTTGAAAGACCAGTCAACTTGGTTGAGCCTGCCCACTACAGACTCCCAGCTGATACCCTTGCGCTGTGCCATGAGAGCGACGTGTGCAAGAGCCATCTGGGTAACCGGCTTGAGCAGAAGGTTCTCCTCACGCAGGCTGGATACCGGTTTGTTATTCCGTGTCAACTCAAGGTACTGCTGGTATGCCTGTACACCGTCAAGGGTCGTGCTCCAGAAGGATGCGATTGCCTGATATGCCTCATCCAGAGCTGCGGTATCAGGCAAAATCTTGGAAGAGAACCTCTTGTCCTTCAGGATTGTCTCGGCGATGGTATACAGAGCACTCAGCGTTGTCAGGTTTTTGCTGCGCTGAGAGAGGGTGTTGCTCTTCCAGTTGACCAGGTCAATGCCGTTTATCGGGGCCAGCGGGCCGCCCTCTTTGAACAGGCGGCGGGCGATGACAGCGAAGGTATCATCGTCGCTTGTGATGATGTTGTCGCTGCGGCTGGTCTGCTTGGCGTACTTATTAATCTTGTTGAAGATTTTCCGAATTTTGGCTGTGTCAGTATGCTCTACGAGGATGATGCAGAGCTCCTCGTTCGCAAGCTCAGGGTGGGGCTGGAGCTTGTTCATCGCAGCGAACATTTTTGTGCCCCCTGGAACGCCAGCGACACCTTTAATTGCAATTTTCAAGCTCAGAAGGCGGTGCTGACCATCCAGTGCTATGAGCCTCTCTTTGCCGGGGAGTGTGATGAAGCCCATGTCCGCCATCGGTACAGCATAAGCATTCGGAATATCTCCCACAACCTTGGAGAGCGGCTCGAAGCTGATATCATCATAGCCAGAGTAGATATCCACGATGAGGCTTGAGAAGAACCGGTCAGGGTCTTCGGTGACATACGGCACAATTTCTTCTACGATACGTTTGATGTCACATTCACGCTGCATCTTCTCTTCTGCCGTCATGTCAGGCCATTCGGGGAGCTCCTTGGCGATGCCCACCCTATCGATGAGTTCCCCTGCAGCCATCTTGCAGATGTAGTAGGTTGTCCTACCCATCTTGGCCTGTATACAACCCAGTGTTGCCATTAAACGACCTCCTTGTTTTCCAAAAACATCTGATGTTTTTATTATACTCGAAAACTTCGGGGTGTCAAGGGAAAAACACCATGTTTTTCAAAAACAATAAAAAAGTTTACAAAAAACATTTGCTGGCTGTGTTAATCAGGAAGGCCGGGAGCGGCAGGCATGCTCGACATCCTGATTGCCGCGTTTTCCGGGGAAAGCTACAAGCTCGGAAAGAAGGCGAGGCTATTATGAAATTTCGTCAAAGCGAACCCTTGATTTCGTCATCGCGCATTGACATTTCGCCATGCGTATGGTAAAATATCGTAGCTTATTGTGCGCTCTGATGCTACAGGAGGTTGATTCTATGAATGGCTATATGACTACAAAAGAAGCTGCTGAAAAATGGGGCATCACACAAAGGCAAGTGCAAAACCACTGCAAGATGAATCGAATTCCAGGAGTGGTAACGCACGGAACAACCTATATGATACCAGAGAATGCGACCAGACCAGTTTATGGCTTCTTCTCAGAACAACCAGTAGAAAAACACGCCTCTGATAATTGAGACAGTGTCCGAACTAATTGTTGCTAGGAGAGAAAGCTATGGGGGCGCGTACAAACGCCGGGGCTCCTGTGGTTAAGCGACCGTTTGATTTGCAGGAGGCAGTTATTTTATTAGATGTATATCTCAACAGCATGATTGAAAACGGCGAGTCTGTTACCAAAGCTGCTGAGAGAGCATCAGTGCGCCTTCGCGCACTGGCAGAAAATAAAGGTTTAACAATTAGCGACAGCTATCGTAGCGCGGGCGGACTGGTCAATCGCATTCGTAGCTTGGCTGGCCTCTATGAAGGTAAGGAGTCAAAGTCGGCTCCTGGTACAGCTATGTTTGCAGAAGCGGTTTCACTCTATAAAAATAACAGAAATCGGTACGAAGAGATTCTTAGCACGGAGAAGAGCGCAGTATCGAAAAACAGCGAAAAGAAAGTAACGGAAAAGCGGAGGAAAAAGGCCATGGCAGAGAAAAGCAATACTGCTGAACAAGATTTTTTCCAGTGGCTTCCGAATGCCGTTACGCCTTCTGTGCTCCGTGATATTCAGAAATCCTATGCGCAGATAAATGTCCTTCTTATTAAATCGAAAGCACTGCCGCAAACTTTAACGAGTATCACGTCTACCGATGATGTGGAATTTGCTCTGCGTCGCACGAAGAAGACATTTGCAAACAAGCGCCTTCGTAATACAGCTGTACAGCTTCTTGCTGCTTATATCGTTTACCTTCGTGAGAAGGCAGCGCATCAAGAGGAGCCAAAGGATGTGCCTGCAACAGATGACATTCAATCCGGTTGGATAAAGTACGACTTTGAGAACTCTCAGAATTTTGCCTATACAGTACCAGTCCATTGTTCCATCGGTGGAGAGCCCATCGAAGCGAAAAACTGGGCTCGGATTCTTGTCGGCATTACGGAGCGGGAGCTTGCCAAAAACAACCCAGCTATGGATGGGCTACATAAAGAATCCCTGATTGCCGCAAAAAAAGACCGTCCCTACCTGTTGGAGGAACGGCTTGAGGGGCTTCATTGCGCACAGCTCTCAAATGGAAACTGGGTGTGCGTGAATTATAGCATTCCAAGGCTCATGGAGATGATACAGGCCCTTTGTTTGCGATGTGGATATACAAAGGAGCAGATAGTCCTGTGCGGTGCGCCTAAGTACTCATCGACCGGGGCAAAGACAGAAGAGGCCAAGTCATCTTCTGTGAAGAGAAAAGACGAGAGAAAAGACGAGAAAAAAAACGAAACCTCCACCACATCGGGTAGTGGCGTCCCTATAGAGAAGTCTGAGGCATTTCTTCAGTCTGCAGGTCTCCTTGGAGCAACTGCAAAAGAAATTATCAAGGCAGTCCAGCCGGATGCAGCAGTATCATCCACCGCCGCTGCATTGGAGGCCAGCATGAACGTGATAGCCATGCCGAATAACCGGTATGTCCACGTTGACAGTTTCGTTGACCTGGATGAAGCGGAAGAAGCCATGGGCCAGATACTCCGGACACATTTTGCACAATTCGGAGGCTATAGCAACAACCAGCTCCTCTTTGGTGCTGCCTCTCAGGAGCTTTCCATGTTCCTGAATGACAACGACTGTGAGAATATTGATTCGGTGTATGCCATCGCCCGATTCTTTTTTGAGAAGAAGGCTGTGGCTGGAGAAGCATACAAATTCTCCACGCCCCACATCTTCGAAAAAGAACCAGACTATCCAATGACGCTGCGTGGCCTGATGATACATCTTGCCAGAAGCAATGGCGGCATGCTGCATGCCTCAGATGCTAAGGACTTTCTTCAAAAGACCATGCTTACCTATGCTGGACTGAGAACCCTTTTGCAGATTGGTTCTTCAAATACGTTCCTTATGTATGATTCCGAGCGGTATCTGTTGAGTGAATCATTGGGAATCGACGACGCGTGGTGTATGCAGATGCATGACCGCTTGGATGACCTTTTCCGCAAGGCGAATGTGGCGTATGTGATACCAAGAGATATCAACACAACGTGGCTGAATACGCTGCCATTATTGCCGCGTGGTTTGGATTGGACGCGCCTTTTGCTTCAGGAAGTGCTGGATAAGTATCCGGCCATCGGCTTCAAATCCATTTCTCCGGATTTGAACCAGACGCACGATACTCTTGCTGCAGCATTTGTCCCGATTGACTCTCCGCTTCAATCTTTCCCGGATGTGGTCACTCTCTTCATGGAGGAGCATCATACCCTGCCGATGCGCATGCCGGGTGAAGACCTGCGGTTAGAACTGCGCGATGCGGGAATGCTGGAGAATGGCGAGATGATTTACTCGCTGCCAAAGGCGCTGAACGATTATCGGTTCGCGTGGTCAAATGAAAATAAAACGGTGTATGTGCGCGGAAACAAATAAGCGCTACATATTAGAATAGAGGTCAATCTATGTACGGATATGAGTGGACGGGTCAGAACGGCATTTACCGCCTGTCAGTCAATAGCAAAATTGAAAAAGAGATTCGTCCTGTTTTTAAGGAGGAGCTTGATTATTTCGGCTTCAATGAACACTGGACATATCCGGACACAGACGCTCCCTTGCTGTGGGCTGAAGGCATCCGGCGCTATGTCTTAAACGGCAGCTGCGTCGCGGAAGCAACCGGTGGTGGCTTTTACACGAAGCCCACAATCAAATACTATAGTGAAGGTCTCAAGCTGGAACCCATTGATGTCGATGCCCTTTGGCACGAGAATGAGCGCTTAATGCTCGGCCTCGAAAAGACGGCGATGGACTTTATCCGAAAGACCCATGACAAGTATAAAAAACAGGGCATGGCTTTTGCAGTCGCTTTTAGCGGCGGGAAGGACTCTTTGGTGTTGCTCGACCTTGTCAGTCGTACGCTTCCTCCCGACGAATTCTCTGTGGTTTTTAGCAACACAGGAATGGAGCTGTCTACTACAATCCAGTCTGTAGAAAGAGCGAAAGAACATTGGTCATCGCTTAAGTTTTATGAGGCAAAAAGCCATCTGAATCCCAAAGATAGTTGGGAGGAGTTTGGCCCTCCGGGAAGGAGAATGAGATGGTGCTGCGCTGTTCACAAATCGGTGCCGACGATTTTGCTCCTCCGAGAAATAACCGGAAACTACAATATAAAGGTAGTAGTTTTTGATGGTGTGAGGGCTGAAGAGAGTGCCGCAAGAGCCGATAGAGACGAAATAAGTGTCGGTGCAAAGAATATCAATCAAATCAATTGTAGCCCAATTTTGAAATGGGGAACATCTGAGCTGTTCATTTACTTGCTTCATTACGGCATCTTATTTAATGATGCCTATCGGAAAGGGCTGTTCCGGGTTGGCTGTATTGTATGCCCCATGTCTTCTGCTTGGTGGGATGGGATTGTAAATGATTGCTATCCAGATGAAATGCGAGAACTCCTTTCAAATGTTGAAAACTACGCTCGTGCTACCAAGCCAGATAGCGAAGTAAAAAAGTTTATAGAGCAAGGTGGATGGAAAGCCCGTATGGGGGGACGCGGGCTTCAAAACGGCGGAAACCGGGTTGTTGAGAAAATTGAGGATGATAAGATATCCTTTAGTTTTACCTCAAAGCGGCAAGACTGGCTTCAGGTTTGTAGTATTCTTGGCCCCGTGGTGTATAAAGAAAACGACGTATACACGCAATTAATAGATAAACAGGAGTTCCAATTTCATATTACGGGTGACGCGAACAATACGGTTACATATTGGCCGTATTCGAGAATGGATAGGTTCATCCTTAGCCATTTGAGGGGAATCGCAAACAAAACGGCATATTGTTTTGGCTGTAAGGCTTGTGAAGTTCAGTGCCCCGTTAATGCGTTTACAATTACGGAGACTGGGAAGATTTATATCCGTGAGGATAAATGCGTTCACTGCTGTAACTGTATTGAGTTTACAAACGGAAAGGGTTGCTTGGCAGCAAAATCACTTTCTATTACTGGAGGAGAGAACGGTATGGATTTGAAAGGAATGAATAGATACCAGCACTTTGGACTTCGTCGCCCTTGGCTTGAACACTTCTTTGAGCACAAAGAAAACTGTTTTACTATGGGTTCTTTGGGCACGCGCCAATATGATTCGCTCAAGGTTTGGCTCAAGGAGGCTGGACTGTTAACAGCTACTGGCAAAGGCGCGAAATCGGGCGTTCCAACGCCGCTTTTCGACAAAATCCAGCCGCTCGGAGCAGGAAATCCCTTGACATGGGCAGTTATTTGGACTAATCTCGCCTACAATTCCATTATTTCAAAGTGGTATATGTTGAACGCCCCGGCTGGAGAAATTTATGAAAAGAACGATTTGATTTTTCTCCTGGGAGACGATTATTCAAAGTCCACGCGTGATAATGCGGTAACCGCCCTGCTTGAGACCTTCCGGCATAGCCCCATCGGAACCGTGCTGAAACAGGGCATTCCGATTCCAAGTGGGAACAGCTTCAAGTTCTCAAAGCAGGGATGGAATACCCCGGATGCAGTTGCCATCCTTTATGCATTGTACATGTGGGCAGAGGCAACCGGCCGCTATACATTTACGCTGGGCCAGATGGAGGCAGCCAGAGGGAATGCGGAAGCGAAGGGCGTTGACCCGGTTTCTATCTTTGGAATTAATCCCGACCGGTTCAAGGACATCCTGCAGGACATTTCTCTCCAGTTTGACAAGTACATCCGCACTACCTTCGTAGCAGATTTGGACAACGTCCAACTTTTCCCTGAATACAAATCTCTTGATATTCTGGATTTAATCGCAAAGTAAGGAGGAGGAATCATGGTTAAGTATAATTCATACATTGAGCTGAGCCCACACTACGAATCTGTGGTGAGCATTGAGACCGAATCCAATCATCCAGATATGTGGCAGGAGTACATTGTCCACGAGGACATGAAGGGTGCCATCGAGAAAATCTGTGATTCCTTGAAATTTGAGGACGAGGACAAGCGCCGCTCCTTTTGGATTCATGGCGCATACGGCACCGGCAAAAGCTATGCTGCTATTGTTTTGAAGCACCTGTTTGAGGACAAGGTCGATTCAATCCGTAAGTTCCTGTCGAACCAGATGCTGATTCAATATAGAGAGCGATTCCTTTCCATCCGGGAGAAGGGCGACTTCCTTGTTATCTGGAAGAGTCAGGCGACTGACATTAAGAGCGGTATCCAGCTCATGATGACCATGGAGGACGCTATCCGCGACAAGCTGAAAGAAAAGTATGGTGATTCCGCTTACTACGGCAAGAAATCCCTCGTCGCTGCCGCGAAGGAAGCGGTTAACGATTCTTCTATCAACTGGGACGAACTCTTCATGAACCAGTCCTACGCACTATATGAAGAATACGGTTCAGTTGAAGATTTCCGGGATGAAGTAAACGCAGGGAACCTGAAGGCGGCTAATGTCGTCGCCCGTATTTATCGAGATAAGGGCTGGGGATTCTTTACCTCTCTCCAGATGTTTAAGGATTGGGTTGGTGATGTTATCGAGGGCAACAACCTTCAGGACACCGGTATCATTTTCATTTGGGATGAGTTCACCTCATATCTCCGTAACAATCCAACTGACGATGTACTTCAGCCGCTCTCTGAGTTCTGCAAAGAGCAGCCCTTCTTCATGTTCCTGATTGTCCACCGGGCACCGAGCTGGGTCAGCCAGATTGGTGAGGAGGTCTACGAGCAGATTGTTCACCGTTACCACTCCCTTGATTTCCATGTTAGTGAGAGCGCGGCCTACGAGCTGATTGGCAGTTCTATTCTTACCCGCGCCGGTATGGAAGAGCAGTGGAATGCAGAAAAGGATAAGCTGATGAAATCCATCAGCAAGAACATCGCCGATTTCGATAACCTCGACATGAGCAGCAAAAAAGAACGCCTGCGTCAGTTGTGCCCGCTGCATCCGATGACGCTTTCGCTTCTTGCGATTGTCGCTCAGAACTTTGGAGCCGCCGAGCGGACTATCTTCCGCTTCATGAAGGACAAAAAAGAATCAGAGCAAAACGTCGGTTTCATTTATTACATAAACAATTTCGGCCCAGAGGATTGGCGCTGGCTGACCCCCGACTTCCTGTGGGACTATTTCTTCACCAGAGAAAGCGATGTCCGCAGTTTCTCTACAGAGGCTAAGAGCGCATATCAGCACTTTATGACCAAGCGAGAGTTCATCGCGGATGATTACCACATGCACGTGTTCAAGGCGGCCATGCTGCTGATTGCGGTCATGTCGTCGGGAACCGTTAGCAATCTTTATAGTCAGGCAACACAACGCAAGGTATCTGCCACCAGAAGCACTCTGTATAAGTGCTTTGCTGGTCAACTTACCAAAGACGATGTGGACATGTACCTTTCTGACCTTGAGCAGATTGGTGTACTTCGTCTCGACGGTATGACCAACGGTGACATGCGCTTGCAAATTCCGTATTCCGGGAATGCGGACGTGTTCGATGTCCGCAAAGAGATGCTTGTCAAAAAGTATACCCGATACGAATTATTCAAGAAGAACGGATACTTTGCCAAATCCATGGAAGCGAAAATCTGGGACAAGACGAGCGCTTCCTATGGCAGAATGTTTATTGCCGCCTGTGATTCCGGAACAACTTCAATGAACACTCGCTTTGGTGAAGTCCAGGCGGAGCTGAAAAAATGCTCGTATAAGTTCGGCATCCTTGTTATTGCGATTTCTGAATCCAGTCAGTTCGCTGCAATGCAGGAGAAAGTCAAAGCTCTTGCTGCACAGGATGAAACTGGACGGATGGCAATCTATCTTCTGAAATCACCCCTGACCGATGAACACCTGGATAGATGGTATAATGCCATGACGCACTCCGAGCTTGCCGGTGAAGAGGGCAAGAGTGGCGACGCTGAACGGTATTCAGATGAGGCAAGCAGCATTATCGAGGAATGGTCTGCGCCTGCAATGGACGACCAGCTTATGGTTGTCTGCGGAGACAAAGTATACCCTTCCGAATTTGGCACCTCCTATTTTGCTGCAAAGCTGGAGAGGGACATTATCTTTGGCTCCATCTTCACAGCAGCACCCGAGCTCGTCGTTTCAACGAATACTGCATTTAAGAAAATTCAGCAAAGCACCGCTCTGGCAGGTGTTCAGAAAACTACCCCCAATACCCAGGTTGGTAATATTGTCAACGGATTGAAGCAAGCTGGAGTGTGGGACGTTGATGGCCTTGAAGCTCTGTCCCAGTGCAAGGGAAACGACGGCGCTCTTGCCATTGCTAAAATTTCAAGTTTCATCTTGCAGCGGTTCTCTCAGGGCACACCGATTAAACTTGATGCCCTTTGGCTGGAGCTACAGGAAGCTCCGTTTGGCTATTATAACAGCATGGCATGTGGATATATCCTCGGCTTTTTGCTGCGGTACTATGCCAACAGTGAATTCAGCTGGAATAAGGGCGATAATAACCCGTGGCCTCTGACCGAGCAAACCCTCGCAACGATGATTACCAGCCTCTGCAAAGAGGAAGTCATCAATAACTATCTTTCTCCTGGCTCCGAGGTATGGCAGAAATTTAAGCCCTATGTGCAGAAGGTTTTCCATCTGCAGGACAACGAGGCGGTCAACGAAACCGAAGCCCGAAAATATATGTCCAAGCAGTGTACGGAAAAGGCCGGTGCACCGTTCTGGGTTCTGAAATATGTCCCGGAAGAGAAATATGGTGGAGCTGCTGCAAAGCAAACGGCAGATGAAATCATCGACTTGTTCTGCGATTTTCTTGCTGAAAATGGAGACCAAGAACAGGTCATGGGGAACATCACCGTAAAGTTCACCGGTCATGGCTCCGTTCGAAAAGCGCTTGGAAATCTCTACTTTGACCAGAATACGGTTTATGATGCTTTTAGCACCTTCATCTCCCAGAAATGCGCGGAGCTTCAGAAGCTGCAAAAAGTCATCGGCCTTACGAGCCACGACCTTTTTGACGCAATACATCAAATGATGCAAGGCCAGGTTTCTACTTGGACAGAAGAACAGGTGGAGGAAAAGCTGGCCGAGCTCTGTGTTGAGTACCGCGCTGTCGCCATCTTGAATGATGCATTGAATGTGAAACGCAAGAGCATCAAGCTCCTTGGTGACGATATTGCCAACGCCTTTGACCACATGAAGGTTCCCGGTACTGTCATTGAGAAGATGGACTACGCTTGGGTTCCTGCATTACAGGCAATGAGGGCGATTTCTACCACGCAGTGGTCGAAAATCGAGCTTGAAGACCGGGAAAAATTCACCGGCCTTTTGAAAGCAGATGCTCAAAAAGTCTGGGGCTTTGTTTCTTCCTCTAAACCGATTCTTCAGCATTATATGGAATCCCATGGGCACAATTGTACGGACGAAGAGCTGGATGGCATCTATAAATCGCTGAAGGTCGTAAGCTACAACTCTCCGGCTGCGGACTTCGATTCCCGCATTGATGCTCAGCTCAACAAGGTGGCCTATAATAGAAACAAAGTTCGTATTCAGCAGCTATGGACGGAGCAGAGCGGTGGCTTTGAAACCATCGCACTCTGGTGCGCAAACTATGCCGTACCCATCCAGTGGGTGGTTGGCGATGAAGCTCTCCCGCACATCACGGTATTAAAGACCGTTCAGGACGGAAAACTTGCCGATAATACAGCTTTGCATAATGCTACGCAGTATTTTGAAACACATACTATCAGCATTTTGAAGGATAAGGCTTCTATCATGAATTGCTTTATCTCTCAAATTGGCGAGAGCTACCGGAGCGCATTTGAATCCTCTGGAGCAGTTCTGGTCTCCCGGTTGAAGACCAATGCAAAACTGACTGCCGATGTGTATTCTTGGCCCAACAAGGTCGGAGAAATCAGGAAGACCATCGATGCTTTCCTGCGCGATAAATTCTGTGGGGAAGCAAAGAAAAAAGTGAAGTCTATGCCGGAAGCTCAGTTGCGTGACCGGGTCGTACAGCTTCTCGACGAGAATCCCGACCTTTATACGCTGTTTATTAAGTGAGGAGGTTAAATCGTGACGATTGCTGAAATCAAGGAAAAACTCAGCCAGGAACATAGCTTTGGTTCCAGATTCCCTGTGCGGATTATATTCGTAGAGAATCTAAACGAATACTCTGTTCTTGAGCATCAGCTGAAGGGAATCTGCGACGTCACGATGAACGTGGCTGATTTTTGCCGTGCGCCAGATACAGTTCCTCAGTTTGACAAGATTCGGCAAAAATTATCCGAGTGTGAGGGACAGCATGTATTGCTGCTTTCTGTGGGCGAGTATCTGCGCATCTGTACTAAGCGTGAGCTCAATCCTGAACATCGTCAGTTCAGAGCGTTTTGGGAATCACAACAGCCGGAGGCATCAAAGACCAGAGTGATTATTCCGGTGTTCAATTGCAGAGATGTTTTTGACCGGATTATTGGCGCAGTTGATGAGCGTCAGCAAGATTTCGTTTGGACGCTTGATTCTACACCATCAGGCGAAACATACAGCATATCTGTATATTCTCCTAAATTTAAAGAAGCCATTAATCCTGATGCAGATAACTTGACCGCATGGTTCCGGGACTGGCAAGTCATTCTAAGCAGAAATGTACCCTGCTCAATCGTGACCCTCCAATATGGGAACGTAGAAACGTCCTATGGCACGGTAAACATTAAGCCCGTTGATAGCCCCTTCAGATATCTTTCGGATATCCTTGTGGACGGCAATGTGCTTGTTGAAAAATGGCAGAACAATGATTTCTGGAGTCGCGCTGTAAGTTATGCATCTCAGTTCGCTGCTAAAAAGGTTCCGTTCGAGAGAATTGTCCTTGATGCACTGAATGTTACGGAGTTTGACTTTGTCTCTGTTGCAGCGAGGTGGAATACGCTAAACGACTTTCAGAAAAATCTCGTCTGGCTCTGGTATCGTGTATATCCTACCGACGAGTATTATAGCTATGTTTGTAAAAAGGCATCCAACGCTTCAGAGATTCCAGAAAAAATACGGGATGAAATATTACTGCTTTCCAATAGAAGCGAACGCTGGATTCAAGAGCGGATGGCCGCTGTTCGAGCGCTGTCATTCCATGATTTCGATGACGCCTATTTCGCTCTCATGGACAAACTGCCTTTAGATGAAACAAAGCTAAAGTTGCTCACTTACCAGACCCACGAAGAAAAAACATACGCTGTTAAGGTTATCAGCAATATGCTTCGCAGTGGCGCAGAGCCGAGCGCAATTGCGACCGAACTGCTGGAGAATAACTTCCCAGCTTTAGCGTCGTATATGAAAGACGAATCCGGCTGTGACGAAGCCGTTGATGAGTACATGGCATGGTATCGAAAGAATAAACTCATCAACCGATATCCGGGTGAGTATTCGGTCAAAATGTCCTTTGAGCGGTTCGATGCGCGATACAAACTAATGCATAAACTGCAAGGGAAAGATTGTGTGTCGTTCTGGATTGATGGGTTCGGAACAGAATACACACCATTGTTTCTTCATGAACTAAAGGCAAGGGGCATCGTTCCAGAGTCTGTGAAGCTGGCTACGGCACTCTTGCCCACGGAAACAGAATACAACCATCAGTGGGATGAGCACGACCCTCTGACAATTAAATGGGACAGGTTGGATTCTTTTTCACATAAGGGTATGCCGGACGACAAGAGTTACTACTCCTGCATTGTCCATCAGCTGTCTGTTTTTTCTGAAGCTGCCAAGAAAGTCGAGGAGCTCTTAGAAAACCACGAATATGTGGTTATTACTGGTGACCACGGAAGCAGCCGATTTGCAGCACTCGCATTTCATGAGGAAAATGTCGTTGCAATTACGGCCCCCAAAAAATCTACAGTTCATAGCTTTGGCAGATTTTGTGAGCTTGGTGATAATGCTGGCGATGTGTTATCCTTGCCCAGCACAGTACCTGCTACCTCGAATGGGAAGCACTATCTGGTAATGGATAACTATCAGCATTTTTCCGTAAGTGGAAATGCTGCGGGCGGCAACACGGATGAACATGACGTTGTCGGTGAGATTCACGGTGGAAACACAGTAGAGGAAAGACTGGTTTCGGTTATTGTAATAAAGAGGAAACAGCCGCTTCCACCTGTAACGTGCAAACCAAGGAGTTCCTTCGTAACAAAGAAAAACGGCCATGTCGAATCGACTCTTACGTTCAGCCGTCCGATTTCTACGCTTGAAGTATCGCTTGGGAACAATGAGGCTACCTGCGCGATGAACACAGATGGGACTTGGCGCATTATCTTGGATGGGGTCTCAGAAGAAGATATTGTCCTTTCGGTGGTAGCAAATGGACGTCTTCTCCCTGCCGTGACGCTAAAGGTTAAAACCCCTGGCATCAGTAAAAACAATGACCTGCTTGGTGGAATGGGGCTATGAGAAAGAAAATTGAATGTTGCGAGTGCGGTAAGGCACTCAAAAAAGATGAGGTCGCTTTGTGCAAAAAGTTGCTGGGTACGGACACAGAGGATTTCTATTGTATTGACTGCTTGGCAGAATACTTGGAATGCACGAAAGAAGACCTGGAAATAAAAATTCAAGAGTTTAAGGAACAGGGGTGTACACTGTTTCTGTAGTGGGAGGAGGAACCATAATGCTGGAAGATAAAGTGCGCGATGTTTTTGCTGACATGGTAGTGCTGAAAAATCCAGAAAGGACAGAGTTCTTTTCCAACTTGAGCCTGCCATCATATATGCGTGACTGGCTTGTGATGAAGTTTTCGGATGACGACGGAGTCATTGAATATGACAGTGTGTTGAGATATATTCGTCAGTACATTCCGAGCCGTGAGGATTTTGAGCAGTTTAAGTTTGAAATGGTAAACGGAGAGACCGTTCGCTTCTTGGCCAGGATTCGTGTAAACGTCGATATCAAGACCGGGAAGACTCTGTTTGAACTCCCGGATTTCGGCGGCTCGAGAGCAGGCGCATCTGGCGAGGTAACCAACGACGTTGTAGCTCGGTGGAAAGAAACGCTCCTCAAAGAAAGTGAAAACTGGGGCATTGTTGAGCTGATTTGGGGCAAGGACTTCTCTTCGCGTCAGGGCAAAGGTGTCATAAAGCTCATCGAGTACAGCCCGTTTTGCCCGTATACGGTGGATTTGGAGTTTTATAAAGAAGCCAGAAGCGCATTTACAATTGAAGAGTGGATTGATGTACTGATTTCGGCAGCAGATTATAATCCAAATGGATATGATTCTGAGCGGCAGAAACTGTGCTTCCTTCGTCGGCTACTACCCTTCGTAGAAAAGCGATTAAACTTGATGGAACTTGCCCCAAAGGGTACAGGAAAAAGCTATGTTTACCAAAAAATCAGCAAGCGTGGATGGCTTATTTCTGGCGGTACCGTATCGAGAGCCTCCCTTATCTATGATAATCAGAAAAAAACTGGTGGATTGCTGACCCGTTTTGATTTCGTCGGATTTGATGAAATTCAATCCATGACATTTGACAAGCCCAGCCAGATTCAGACGGCGCTGAAAGATTATATGGAGTTCGGTGAAGTTCAAGGATTTGATGCGCAGGTCGTAGCTGATGCCGGAGTGATTGTGCTCGGCAATATTAATGCCAGCCGTTTTAATGTCAACGAGAACATGATGGAAGAAGTCAGCAGCGTTTTTAGCGAGTCAGCATCGCTTGACCGCTTTCATGGATTTATCCCCGGTTGGGAGATTCCAAGAATGCATCAAGGGCTCGTAGCAAATGGGTGGGCACTTAATACAGAATACTTTGCCGAAGTGCTTCACCTTCTCCGCGATGATTTGACATACACAACAATTGTAGATGAGTGCTTAGCGGTTCCTGCAAAGCCTGACAAACGCGACCTAACTGCAATCAAGAGACTTTGCACAGCATTTGTGAAGCTGCTTTATCCCAATGCTACATGCAAGGAGGATATACCGGCTGACGAGTTTATTAAGTATTGTCTGGAACCTGCGAAAGAAATGCGTAGTGTTATCAAAAAGCAGCTTTGCATTATAGACCCGAAGGAATTTAATGTTCCGGGCAAGAAAGATATTCCGGACATTCAATATAACTACCTGTAAGGTGTTGACTATGAGCAGATTGATTTACGTTGATAACGCAGCGACAACTCGCTTAGACCCTGCTGCGTTTGAGGCAATGAAGCCATTCCTTGTTGATGAATACGGGAACGCATCGCAGCCGTATGCTTTTGCTCGGATGCCAAAAAAAGCGTTAAGAGATGCAAGGGAAACGATAGCCTCTTGTATTGGAGCATCACCAGAAGAAATCTTCTTTACATCTGGGGGGACTGAAAGCGACAACTGGGCTATAAAAGGTTCTGCCTTATTGAATGCGCGTAAAAATGCTACTGTCACTTCCGCATTTGAGCACCACGCGGTACTTCACCCGTGTAAAACTCTCGAACAACTGGGGTATCCCGTTGCTTATATGTGGCCGTCACGAGAGGGTTATATCACTGCTGAAATTTTGAAAAAATATATCACCAGTCAGACTTATCTCACCTCTGTGATGTTTGCAAACAATGAAATAGGAACCGTTCAGCCAATCAAGGAATTATGTGCCGTAGCACACGAAAACGGCTCTCTCTTCCATACAGACGCGGTTCAGGCGGTAGGCCACATATCAATCAACGTGCATGACCTTGGCGTTGATATGCTGTCTGCGTCTGCGCATAAGTTTAATGGCCCTAAAGGAGTGGGGTTCCTTTACATCCGAAATGGGATTGAAATCCTACCGTATTCTGATGGTGGTGCTCAAGAATTCGGATTACGCGCAGGGACAGAGAACATTGCTGGTATCGTAGGAATGGCGGTGGCGCTGAAAAACAACCGCGATGCTCTTGAGGAGAATGTAAAGCATGTTAGGGGGCTGGAATCTAAGCTCGTCGATATGCTGGATAATACAGGCATCCAATATACCAGAAACGGTGGTGCAGACAGACTTCCGGGTCTTGTGAGCTTATCATTCCCCGGAATTGAGGGGGAAGCCATTTTGCATCGTTTGGATTTGAACGGAATCTGTGTTTCTACAGGTTCTGCCTGTAACAGTAAAAGCACTGAGGTTTCACATGTCCTACAGGCAATCCGACTTGAAGACAGTTATGCCAAAGGAACAATTCGTATCTCGCTTGGAAAGGCAAATACCGAGGATGAAGTTGAGGCTATATTCAATGCCTTGGTGAAAATCTTTCACATATAACAAAACCTTTTAATTTTCCCTGAACCTTTTAATTTTGGTATACCTTTTAATTTTTCCTTGAGTCCGTTGCTCAGGAGCTCCTGCACCGGCTACAGCCGCGCTCCGGATGGCTGCTGGTGAGGCTAATTGAATAACGACAACTACAGCGAAAACCGCAAGAAACGCCTTGTTTCCTGCGGTTTTCGCTATTTTTATACACTTTTCCGGCGACCGGGCCTGTATCAAAGATTACGTCTTTATAGATCCGCCATACAATACCGGCAACGACTTCATCTACGCCGACGATTTCATGCGCTCACAGGAAGAAGAAAACGCGCAAATGGGAATGTACGACGAGGACGAAAACCGCCTGTTCAAGAACACAGACGCCAACGGGCGTTTTCATTCCGATTGGTGCAGCATGATTTATTCACGACTGATGCTGGCAAGAAATCTGCTGACGGATGATGGTGCAATTGCCATTTCAATTGATGATAATGAAATTGATAATTTAGGGGAAATATGTGATGAGGTATTTGGTAGTCAAAACTTTGTGTCAAAAATAATCGTTCAGAATAATCCAAGGGGGCGCCAATCTGACAGTTTTGTCGCAACCGTACACGAATATTTGCTGTGCTACGCTAAAGACTCTACAAAATGTCTGGTAAATGGTACGCCCTTAACAGAAGATCAAAAAGCTGAATACTGTTATTCTGATGGAAACGGTGCGTATCGCTTATTAGGACTTCGTCAACGAGGCGTAGCTTCTCTTCGAGAAGATAGACCTGATATGTTCTTCCCCATATATGTCGATCCTACAACACAGGAAGTGTCCCTTGATTTTCATGACGGCTGGCTAACTGTTGTGCCTAAAAAGTCTGATGGCAGAGATGGGCGATGGATGTGGGGAAAGCAAAAGTGCATAGCAGATAAATCTCGGTTAGTAGCACGGATGATTGAGCGTAGAAGTGAGTATGATATTTTCGTCAAGGACTACCTTGTTCGTGAAAACGGGCAGAGGACAAGAAAGTATAAAACAATTTGGGATGATAAGTGCATTAACAATCAAGTTGGAACGCAGGAAGTAAAAAAGCTACTTGATGGCGAATATATGTCATTTCCTAAATCCTGTGCGTATATTCAAATGATATGCCAAATGCTATCTTCCAGCTCAGGAATAGTTCTCGACTTCTTCTCCGGCTCTGCCACCACCGCCCATGCCGTCATGCAACTCAACGCTGAGGACGGCGGACACCGTAAATTCATTATGGTACAGCTACCGGAAAAATGCGACGAGCAGAGCGAAGCCTATAAAGCTGGCTACAAGACCATCTGCGAAATCGGCAAGGAGAGAATTCGCCGCGCAGGGGAGAAAATAAGCAAGGCGAATGATGAATTAAAAGACATTCCTCTCTTAAAAGATGAAAAAGATATAAAACTGTTCTTGGATATTGCGCAGAACGGTCCTGAAGCAGTGGAGCGGACAAAATCGGCATTTGAAAGAGTGAATGCAAGCCGTTCTCTTGATGTTGGTTTCCGCGTTCTCAAGCTGGACGATACCAATATGAAGGACGTTTACTATGCCCCCGATGACTACGACCAAGGGATGATCGCGGCACTGGAATCCAATATCAAAGATGACCGCACCGACCTTGACCTGCTGTTTGGCTGCCTGATCGACTGGGGCTTGCCTCTGTCTCTGCCGTACAAGTCTGAGCAAATCGACGGCTGTACCGTTCATACCTACAATGACGGCGACCTGATCGCCTGTTTTGACGCAAATATCCCCGAAAGCGTGGTCAAGGAGATCGCACAGCGCAAGCCGCTCCGCGCCGTCTTCCGTGATTCCGGCTTTGCGTCCAGCCCGGAGAAGATCAATGTGTTTGAGATTTTTAAGCTCTATATGCCGGAGGATGCGAACGACATCACCAAGCGCGTGAGGGTGATCTGAGGAGGAATATACTGTGACGCATTATATGGAAGAAAAACTTCAAATGCTGGAAAGTTATATTGAGAAGCTCGAAACTGCCGTTTCCCAAAATGATAATGCAAAGGCAAAAACTCTGCAAAGAGAAATTATCGCCGTATACGAGCCGGAAATAGCTTCATTAAGAAGCCGACTGGATAGCCAAGATGTTTCTCATTTGCTTCAAAACGCGCCATCCGTTGATTATATCGGGGATGCCAAGCTACTACAGAAAAAACTTCAAAACTACAGGCTGAATCTTGTAACTGGAATTTACAAACCGTTTCAGAGTTCGGATGGAGCAGTAACCGTAACACAGCAAGTCAACCAGGATGTCAGTACAGAGGTAGTTATTACTCTTGATCAGGTGATTAGCAGCATACAAGATTTACCAGAAACTGCGCTTTCAGCTGAAGATAAAGATATTCTTTCTGGTAAACTCGCCGCTATATCTTCTGAAAAGGACAAAGAAAAGCGGTGGGAAAAAGTGAGTGGCACGTTGAAATGGATTGCGGAGAAAGGAATTCAAGTCGGAATTGCAGCGTTACCGTACATTGTTAAAGCGTTGGAGGCAACCTCATGAAACTCCAATTCAAACATCAAAAATTTCAAGCGGATGCGGCAAAAGCAGTTGTTGACGTTTTCGCCGGACAGCCGTACCTCACGCCGACCTATATGATGGATAGAGGTAACGGCGACTATCAGATCGGTTTGGAGGATGATACGGATTTTACCGGCTGGCGGAATGAACGCATTGTGCCGGAGCTTTCCGACAAGCTGATTTTAGAGCATCTGCAAAAGGTGCAGCGCACCAATCAGATCAAGCCGTCCGAAAAGCTGGAAGGACGCTACAATCTGACCATTGAGATGGAAACAGGCGTCGGCAAGACCTATACCTACATCAAGACCATGTATGAGCTGAACAAGCATTATGGTTGGAGCAAATTCATCGTGGTCGTGCCGAGCATTGCCATCCGTGAGGGCGTTTATAAGTCCTTTCAGGTGACGCAGGAGCATTTTGCGGAGGAATACGGCAAGAAGATTCGTTTCTTCATCTACAACTCTGCGCAGCTTACGGAAATTGACCGCTTTGCGTCGGACAGCGCCATCAATGTCATGGTCATCAACTCTCAGGCGTTCAATGCCAAGGGTAAGGATGCACGGCGCATTTACATGAAGCTGGATGAGTTCCGCTCCCGCCGTCCAATCGACATTATTGCAAAGACCAACCCGATTCTGATTATTGACGAGCCGCAGTCGGTCGAGGGCAAGCAGACAAAGGAACGGCTGAAAGAGTTTAACCCGCTGCTGACGCTGCGCTACTCCGCAACTCACAAGGCGGACAGCATTTATAACATGGTCTATCGCCTTGACGCGATGGAGGCGTACAACAAGCGGCTGGTCAAGAAAATCGCCGTCAAGGGCATCACGGAATCCGGCAGCACGGCAACCGAGGGGTTTGTCTATCTGGAAAGCATCAATCTTTCCAAAGCTGACCCGACAGCGACCATTCAGTTTGACTACATTGGAGCAAAGGGCCTTCGCAAGAAAACCGCCACGGTCGGTATCGGCTACAACCTCTATGACAACTCCGGCGAGTCTGGCAAGCTCGACGAGTATAAGGAAGGCTTTGTGGTCAAGTCTATCGACGGACGCGACAACTCCGTAGAGTTCCTGAACGGTATCAAAATCTTTGCCGGAGATGTGATCGGCAAGGTCAGTGAAGACCAGCTCCGACGCATTCAGATCCGCGAAACGATTCTTTCTCACTTGGAGCGGGAGCGTCAGCTTTTCCATAAGGGCATCAAAGTCCTGTCCCTGTTCTTCATCGACGAGGTTGCAAAATACAAGCAGTACGACGAGGCTGGACATCCGTTCAACGGCATCTATGCGGATATGTTCGAGGAAGAATACAACGACATTCTCAGCTCCATGCAGCGTGAGATCGGCGATGAGGACTACATCCGCTATCTGGACGCAATTTCCGCCCATGACACCCACGCCGGTTACTTCTCCGTGGACAAAAAGGGCAAAATGACCGACAGCAAGCTCTCCGACAAGAAGGAGGGCACGTCTGACGATATTGACGCCTATGACCTGATTATGAAGAACAAGGAACTGCTTCTGGATCGTGACCCGAAAAAGTCCCCTGTGCGTTTCATTTTCTCGCACTCCGCACTGCGCGAAGGCTGGGACAACCCGAACGTATTCCAGATTTGCACACTGAAACAAAGCAACAGCGAGGTTCGCAAGCGGCAAGAGGTCGGTCGCGGTCTGCGCCTGTGCGTCAATCAGGACGGTGAGCGTATGGACGCCAACGTGCTTGGAAATGATGTGCAGTCCATCAATGTTCTGACCGTCATCGCCAGTGAGAGCTATGACAGCTTCGCAAAGGGCTTGCAGACAGAATTGGCGAAAGATATTGTTGATCGACCGTTGGCTGTCACCGCTGATCTGTTCAAAGGCAAGGTCATTGTGGATGCCAGAGGCAACGAGCAGGTCGTGGACGGCGATACGGCGCAGGCGATTTATTTTGATTTGATTGTCAACGGCTATATCGACAAGAAGGGTGTACTGACCGATAAATATTATGCCGATAAAGCAAATGGTGCAATTCAGGTCGCGGAGGAAGTGGCAGATAGCCGTGATTCTGTAATCAATATTCTTGATTCCGTCTATGATAGCCGCGCCATGCAGCCGGAGAACGCCCGTGACAAAAATGTGGAGCTGCAAGTTGATCCCGACAAGCTCGCCATGCCGGAGTTCAAGGCACTCTGGAACCGCATCAGCCCGAAATCCGTGTATGTGGTGGACTTTGATACGGATGAACTTGTGAAGAAAGCCATCGCATCGCTCAACCAGAGCCTTCATGTGCCAAAGATATTTTTCAAGGTTGAAACCGGCGCAATGGATGAGATCAAGTCGAAGGATTCACTCCTTGACGGAAGTGCATTCTCGAAATCAAAGTCATCTACTTATGACAGCAGCAAGCAAATCCGTGCCAACAGCAGTGTGAAGTATGATCTGATTGGCAAGCTGGTCGGAGAAACCGGTTTGACACGAAAAGCAGTCGTTGCAATTCTGACTGGCATTGAGAAATCCGTTTTTGAGCAGTTCAAATTCAATCCAGAAGAGTTCATTATCAAAGCAGCCGCTTTGATCAATGACGAAAAGGCAACTGCAATCATTCAACACATCACCTACAATGTGCTGGACGAGCATTACGATACGGATATCTTTACCGAACCGACCATCAAGGGCAAGCTCGGAACGAACGCGATGAAGGCACAGCGACATCTATACGACCATATCGTGTATGATTCTACAAACGAACGAGATTTTGCGACCAATCTGGACACGAACGCAGATGTTGCAGTTTATGTGAAGCTGCCGGACAGCTTCTATATTGCAACACCGGTGGGGCATTATAATCCAGACTGGGCGATTGCTTTCTATGAAGGTACCGTCAAACACATCTATTTTGTTGCCGAAACAAAAGGCTCTATGTCCTCTATGCAGCTCCGGCTCATTGAGGAATCCAAAATCCATTGCGCAAGAGAACATTTCAAAGCAATAAGTAACGGAAATGTGGTTTATGATGTCGTGGACAGCTATCAGACGCTTCTTGAGCGAGTGATGAAATAACTCGCAACTTATGAGTTGAGAGTTGAATTGATGGGGAGATGCCTATGGACGCACAAAAGCACTTAATTATCATAAAAGGAAAAGACCAGACGGACTCGGTTGCGAGCTTTCAGTTCCATGACGGGAAGTGCGAGGTCGTCTATACCAGTGCGCCCAATAAGACATACAACTTTCAGAGTAGCAATGTGGAGATTCTGCCTCTACAAAAGAAAATCGACCCTGCGCAGGTGATTGTCACCGCAAATGGGCGGACCATCAGCGAAATTGATGAGCTTCTCGACTTCGGCGGATATTACCGTATTGTCCGCAACGGAAAGAAAGATTTATCATTTCGTAGGAATGAAGTGCAGTTCCAGCAGAATTGCCTGACAGACGGTAAAAATCAAGAAACATTCCAATATTTCAAGGAGACTGCCGCTGCAATCAGTCTGGTGGCGGAAAACGGCATTAACATTCTAAGCATGCAGTATGACAAGATCCAGCAGGTCAGCGAGGATACCGTGTTGGCAAGCTATCTTGCACCGCAGAAAGACGTCAAAATGCCCCAGATGCCGGAAACAGTGATCTATCCGTTTGGCTTGAACCAGAGTCAGAAGCTGGCGGTGGAGCGGGCGCTTTCCTCCAAAATCAGCATCATTCAGGGACCTCCAGGGACAGGAAAGACGCAGACGATTCTAAATATCATTGCCAATGTGGTTCGGAGCGGGAAGACTGTGGCAGTCGTATCCAACAACAATTCCGCAACACACAATGTGGCGGAAAAGCTGGAAAAGAAGAATGCCTCTTTTCTGACTGCGTTTCTCGGAAGCCTTGCCAACAAGCAAAAGTTCCTGGAGAATCAAACTGGCGCCTATCCGAATATGAGTGATTGGGAGATGCCCACAGAGGAACGGCAGCAGTTGGATCAAGAGACGACCGCGCTTTCCCAGGAGCTGAACGAAATGCTCAACGCCAAGAACCGCATTGCGGAAATTGAGCAGGAATTTTTGCAGCTGAATCCGGAACAGCACTATTTCGAGGAATATTACGCGACTTATAGCGACGCACCGACAGAGAGCCTGGACAAACTGTCCTCGCAGAAGATTCTTGCACTTTGGATGGAATTTGAACAGCACGCAGAACATGAGAGCCGCTTAGGCCTTTTGCAAAAACTCTCCATCATGTTCCGGTTCAATCGCAATGCACTCAAATTGTTCCTCCGTTCTCCAGAGCTTGTTATTCCCTATTTGCAAAGTCAGTTCTATTCCGTAAAGAGGCGGGAACTGGAGGCTGAAAAGCAGGAATTGAACCGCAAGCTGGAACACTACGCTTTTGACGCAAAGATGGATGAGCTTACCCAGAAGTCTCTGCGGCTGTTCCGGGCGGAACTGGCGACGCGGTATCACTGGCAAAGTGACAGACGGCGTTTTGAAAAGAACGATTTCCGCTGGAATTCCGCAGAGTTTACCAGCGAGTATCCGGTGGTGCTTAGCACGACCTATTCCATCAAAGGAACGCTGAGCATCGATCATATCTATGATTACTTGATCGTGGATGAAGCCTCACAGGTCGATCTGGCCACCGGCGTGCTGGCCTTCTCCTGCGCGCGGAATATCGTGATCGTCGGGGACTTGAAGCAGCTCCCCAATGTGCTGACAGAGGATGACATTCGCACCAGTGATGCCATTTGGCAAAAGTATTCCTTGGATGAGCGGTATCGCTTTTCTACCCACAGTTTGCTGTCCTCTGCATTGGAAATATGGCAGGACGCACCTGTTACGCTGCTGCGGGAACACTACCGTTGCCACCCCAAAATCATCAACTTCTGCAATCAGAAGTTCTACCATGGACAGCTGATCGTTATGACAAAAGACCATGATGAGCCGGATGTATTGACCATGTACCGGACGATTGCCGGTAATCACGCCCGTGGGCATCTCAACCAGCGCCAGATCGATGTCATCCAGCAGGAGGTGCTTCCGCGGCTGCATCAGCAGAATTTCCAGAGCATCGGCATTATCACGCCGTATCGGGACCAGGTGACAGCCATCCGCAAGCAGCTGGGAGATACTTACGAGGTGGACACCGTCCACAAGTTTCAGGGGCGGGAACAGGATGCCATCATTCTAACTTCGGTCGACAATGTCATCACAGATTTCGTGGATGATCCTCATATGCTGAATGTGGCGGTTTCCCGCGCGGTTCATTCGCTGGCGGTGGTCACATCGCAGGACCCACGCAATGACCAAACCAACTATGGCGACCTAACGCGGTACATCGAATATAACAATTTTGAGGTTATCCAGAGCCAGGTCTACTCCGTATTCGATATGCTCTATCAGGGCTATGCCGAGCAGCGCAGGGCATATCTGCAAAAACATAAGCGGGTATCGGAATACGATTCCGAGAATCTCATGTACTCTGTGATTCAAGAGGTGTTGTCTGAGGAGGCGTTTTCCTCTATCGGTTGTGCAGTGCATGTTTCTCTTGCGACACTGGTGAAAGACTATGAACCGCTGACAGAGGAAGAACGCCAATATGCCCGCAATCTGTTGACCCATGTGGATTTTCTGCTGTTCAATCAGATGGATAAGCAGCCCGTGCTGGCAATCGAAGTGGACGGAACTGGTTTCCATGAGGCCGGGAGTAAGCAGGCAGAGCGAGATATGAAGAAGAACTCCGTTTTGGAGAAGTGCGCTGTTCCGTTCCTGCGCCTCCGTACAGACGGCAGTGGAGAAAAAGAAAAAATCCGGACTGCACTAAAGGGAGAATGATTATGCCGAGAATTATCAGAAACGCAATCAGATGCAAGAAATGTGGAGATATCATCGAAAGCAAAACTGTCCATGATTTCAAGTTTTGCAGCTGCGGCTCGTGCGCCGTGGATGGTGGCCACAACTACCTTCGCAGATGCGGAAATCGTGAGGATTGGGAAGAACTGTCCAAAGCGGAAAAAGTGGAAGACAACGGTGCATTGACTTGATCCTGTCTTGCGGAAATTGGTGGTGCCAGGATATCATTTATCATCATTCGCAATGCCACCACGAATTGCCCAGGGCTGGCATCGTTATAAAAAAGGCTCTCTCAGCACGGATGCAAACAAAAGTAAAAACTGCGTAGGGGTATAGCTAACCTGCGAGCCCGCACCACGAGTACCCCGCATCGCAAATAGCGGCTGAAACACAATGTTCCAGCCGCTATTTTTCTGAAAAAGTTTCAGTAGCTATTTCCGTCGAACTGTGGTATATGTTTGTGCTGCAAGGAGGCGAGCGCATGAAATACAAGCTGCTGAAAGACCTATACGATTGCTTTTGTACCCCGCCTGAACTCCAGGCTCAGAAACAGGAAATTGATGAATGCCATCAAGCACTTAGCAAGGTACTGGGCAAACTGGAGCGTCGGCTGGTGCTCCAGATCATCGACGCAAAAGACCGTATTGCGGAGGATACCTCTATCGACAGCTTTATCGCCGGATTTGAACTGGCGTGGAAACTCTCCGCAGAATTGAATCACTACGAAAACGAGCACTCAGTCTCCTGCCGAACGGCAATGGGATTGGGCGCTCGTTTCGCATCTAAGGAGGCAGAAAAATGAAGAAAATGAAGAAATTCATCATAGTGACAATGATTGCCGCATGTGCCGCCCTGTGCGCCGCTGTGTGGCCACATGACAACGCAATCGAGGAAACACCCGTCCCAGCCGCAGAAACCGCTGTGAACGCAAAGGAAGCGACCGTTGCGGAAATTGAGGAACCCGCAACACTGGCAGAGAAGGAAAAAGGAACGATTCCGCGACAAGAAGCGCCCCGAGAAGAGCGACCTGAACCGGAGATAGGGCCTATTGAAATGCCCGTAGCTTCCGAACTCCAGCCTTCCACGGGGCAGGCATCCGCTAAGAATTCCGCACCAGAGCCAACTCCGCCCCAACCTCCTAAAGAACTGCAGCCCGGTGACAAAGTCTATGTAGCGGGCTTCGGTTGGGTGGAGTACGAGGGTCCCAACCACTGTGAAGATGGTACGGATATTTACGAAAACGGCAATAAAATTGGAATCATGGGGTGAAATGTGTAGTTACCCATTGCATTCGCTTCCCATTCATGTTATCATGATAACGCTGAATTGTTGGACTATCCTAAGCTTCAACCATTCGTATCATGAGAGTACGAATCATATTGAACCTATGTAGTGATATAGACAATTTAGCGGACAAATGAGTAAATCCTCGAAACTATTGATTCCAATCAAATTCTCATTATGGAATTGAGAAAGCAGTTTGCTGGTTGACTGTCGTTGTCCCCCTGTTGTTTCGATGCTTTGCACCACAAAATCGAACCGAAGAAAGTGTTCTTTCGTCGGGTTTGTTTTGTTGCGTGCAAAGCGGTCTTCCGGATGATCGCAGTCCACGCACGAAGCAAAGTGCGTGGGCTTTTTTCGGTTCAGAAAGGAGGCTGATTATGGGAAAGGTATCAGGAAAAACACATACCAAAGCACAACTGGATCACTGGGCAAATCTGCATAATCCCAATAACAAGGCATATCAAGCTGACGCTGACAATCGGGCCAATCAGATGAATCCGAACCACAGATCGCACCAGAGAACTCACAATGCAAACCGCAGAAACAAAGCGCATTGGATGCCCGAGTGGGCGCCTGACTATCCGGAATACGATGATTAAAATTGGAGGTGCACGGTATGTCAAAGTACATTTTTGACTACGATGACGGCGACTTCGCCATGAGCATTTCTGACAGCATGGCGATGGACTCCGATGGGAATCTCATGATGCGCATGGGAGATCACATGGCAATGGATATGGACACAGGCGATATTCACATGATCTCCTCGTGGTCTGATGATGACGAGGAGTAGAGCGTAGGCAGCAGCTCAACGGCTGCACCGCCATAGACAAGGAAAACACTCTCAATCCGGGCAGAGAAAGCAGCGGGACAGGCCGTAAAGGCTTGTCCCGCTGTCTGTGTCTTATGGCAGATATTCTTCTGTGATCCGATACCGGCTGATACCGAAGGCGCTGCTCCGCTCCATGATTTCCGGCGGGATCTTGGGCAGATACTTCTTGCTGAAGCTGGTATCTCCGAAGTAGGCGTCAAAGCTTGCCACCGGCAGGACCACCCACTCGCAATCATCTTGCCTGTTGGCGAGATAATAGCGGATCAGCGTACAGACAACCTCGGATGGAATTTCCTTCGGAAGCGCTGTTGTTACTTTTTCGGTCAGTTCAGGCGGCAGCTCCGGCCCCTCTCTGCGCAGCGGCCCCAGCTCCAGCGCATCGGCAAGGATATCATCAAAGCGCAGTGTCCAGGCACCTTTGGTTTGGGACGCAAAAATCGGGATCTGATACTGCATCACCTTACTTCGCCATGCGGCGGCAAACTTCGAGCGAATGACCTCCGCATACTTGAGCGAGGTGCTGCGCACCTTTTCCGGGTGCGTCAGCATGAAGTCCGCCGCGCGGAGAACATGACGGAGGAACCAGCCGACCCCATCCGCATCCACCAACTCCGGGAACTCCGTATGCAGCTCCGAAAAATCCGTCTGGAACTGCCATTCCTTGTCCGGTGCACGCTTCCCATCCTCCGGTACACTGCACCAGGCGCAGAGTGCACGGCGGGCGTGGTCGATCCGATTATGCGGATCACCCGAAAGGATCGCTCCGTCCTTGCCGTGGAATAGATACCCGCGGGCCAGGATGGTCAAAATCCGAGCCATCCCCTCAAACTCCAGGATCGTGGCAAAGGTGAACCGGCCCAGCCAGGTCGTGTCGCTCTTCTTGCTGGCGGTATAGGAAACCGTTCCGGTATATGCGCAGAATTCCACCCATTCGTTAATCATCCCGCACCTCCAGAACATTTTTCTCGATATACTCCGGCAGCAGCTCCCACAGCAGGTCGCGTCTGCCGAGGGCCACCACATAGCGCACGGCCAGAGCCGGTCTTACAATCGCGGTCAATAACTCCCGGCACTTAGCCGTCACCGCATCACGGTAGCTCTGGGAGGCGGATTTGTCCGCGAAGGCGCTCATCATGGCGGTGAAGGCTTTCGAGTCGCTTTCGCGGAACAGCTGCTTTTTCTCCCTGCCGGTGTTCTCTTCCTCTATATCACAGACAATGTCTCCGAGGATGCGGTAGCCGCCGAAGCGGAAATCGGTCAGCAGATCGTAAATATCCTCAAACTCCGGCACCGGCAGCCATTCCCGCAGGAAACGCTCCCGTGCATCCTCGTCCATGAGGTGCCAGGCCTGCTCCCGCATGGCCTGCCGTAGAGCGGACACCTTTTCCGGCGGCAGACTGCCGAACAGGGCGTACAACTCGTCAGGATCGTATGCATCCTCCTGCCCTCTGGCATACAGGATGCGCTCCACATCGCTCTTCCGCTTTTTCTCCTTCAACGGAACGCGGCAGGCCCGGATGCGGGAGAGACAGGCATCGTAATCTTGCAGCAGCGCATCTACCGCCGCCAGCTTATCAGAGTCCAGCTGCTCCCTCCAGCCCGGCTGCCGGGCGAAGGAAAACAATTCTTCGTCCTTGGTGGGCTTTGCCTTGATGCGCGGCGTGTTCTTTTTCAGCTGCTGCGCCAGATACGGCAGACGCTCCACGTTTGAGTCCACCTTGCTCCAATCCACCTTCTTGAAAAACGCTTTCACCCTGGCGGCATGGGTAGGCTCATACCAGGCGCGCCGGGTCTCCATCTCCTCTACCAGCGTTTTATATTTGAGAAAGTCGCTGCGCTTGATGGCCTTATGGGTCAGGTACTCATCCAGATCCGGACGGATGCCGCTCTTGGCCGAGTCGATCTCCAGCCCGGTGAGGATGGCCAATGTTTCCGTCTCCTCCCGGCAGCGCGCCCGCTCCTCGGCGTCGGAGTTTTCGTTGTAGGCGATAATGCTGCGATCCAGCGCGGCATTGCAGATCTGACCGACGCGGGAGGAAAAGGTGCTGCGAACCGTTTCAAAGCGTGCCTCCCAGTCGTCGGCACTGCGGATCTGGGGCTGGGCCGTAGGGATCATCAGCAGAGGAATGTTCTCTGTGTTGGTGAGGGATTTGTGTTTCTCGTAGCGGTAGAGGTTGTAGTTGCGGCGGACGCAGGCATTCAGGATCGGATCAGATATGGTCTTGATCATATCGCCGTCGTAGTCAGCGCCGCCCAGCCGCTCCGCAGCCAGCATATTGGAATCCACCATCACCACATCCGTTAGGTGCCCGAAATAGTAATGCCGCATCTGCTTTCTCTCTTCCTTCGCGTCGTAGAAGGAAAGCTGTAACTCCTCGTTGCGGGCAATGTGCGGATTGCGTAGCAGCGTGCAGGCGTCGTCATGGGCATAGGCCGCCTGGGGTGCATAGAAGGAACTCTCCGGGAAGTGGTCGGTCATGACGGTGCTGTAAAACATCCGTTGCCTGCGTTTGCGCGGCGGAACAGTCGGGAGCAGAAATGCCAGAAAGTCCAGAAGATCACCGGAAAGATAACGGTTGTCTCCCGCTACGATCAACCGGCCGACAGCGTACCGCTCCACGATCTTGTCCGCTTCGTCCTCCAACCGCTTGGTGTAGATCGGTTCGTTGATGAAACGCGGATTCTTTTTCAGCACGGCGGCAAGGATCTGGTCTCTGCCCTGATGCCGTTCCCACCAGCCGACCCGATTCGCTTTCTCCAGAAAGTAGTTCTGCCGAAATTGCGGGTTTGCGCAGAGGTTATAGTACCGCAGCTCCGTCTGCTTGGTGAGCCAATTTCGCTCGTCCGTCTCCGGACTGTGATCCCAGCCGTCCGGCAGATCGGCGGGGCGGAACTCGTCGCCCTGAATGGAAACGGTGGTCAGAAACTGATAGTTCAGCTCGGTGGTCTGTTCCGGTTTCTCCTTGCTCACATTGGTGATGTACAGCGCATGGCGGTACTTGCGGAACACATTCCAATAATCATTCCAGCTCATGCCGCTGGCAGTGAGCCAGCCGTATCCCTTGAACATACTCTTGGTGAGGATGACATCCACATCCCGGACGGAATGCTCCACGCCCCACAGATCGGTGATGGTGTCCGTCCCGCAGAGGATCAGGAAGTCCTTGAAGTCCACCTCGTGCAGCATGCCCTTCACATACGGCATACGGATCTGAAACGAGGTGTGGACTTTCTTCCCGCACAGCTTCTCGTCAACAAGGCGGGCGTATTGTTTGGAGATCAACCCTTCCCCGTCGAAGCAGGTGATTTCGATATCCTCTTTTTTCTCCACCCGGTGGTATTTGCGGGTACTGCTCTGCGTTCCGTCGTCCTCTACGGTGATGACGCTGACATTCCGCTCTGTGCGCGTAGGATTGTCGATGACCACCACCCGGTGAGGCCGGTCAATGCCGATACCGTCGATGCGGATACCGCTGGACAGCATCAGTCCGTTGTAGGCGTAGAGCTTGCTGAGCTGGCAGTCACCGATGGTCATATCCATCATAATGCGGCGGCGCACCGCGTCATAAAAATCCTCTCGGATGAAGGACAGCCGCGCCTGCCGGCTCATGCTGCCCGAACGCTCAAAGGCAAGATAGCGATGCGGCCCGGAGCCAAAATCCAGGCTCACGCCCTCGGGACGGAACAGGGCCTTGGCCTTCTCCTGTCGAATCAGGTGGTTCTTTCTGGCACCGCTCCGGTCGAAGATGCCGGAGAAGTCCATATAGAAAATGACATCCGAAAGGTCGGTCACCAGATGCCCTTCAGGTGCTCTGATGAAAGCATCGCCGTGCAGTACGCACATGGTCTGATAGAACAGTGCGTTATCGTCCTGCTCATAGGGCGCGGAAAGTGATTTGCATTTCTCTGTCTCGGCGGCGCTGAGATGAAAGGTGTATGCACCATCTTGCTGTCTGCCATAGCTGATCACAGCTCTGGCGGACAGCTCGTAGATCCTGTATTTCACCAGCGGCATCGGCTCACCTCCTGATGCTTCTATTCTATCATGAGGTTCCAAATTTGCAAAATGGATACTGCTCCCACTTTTTCAGCGGGAGCTTTTTGCTTGCAGCTCTCAACAAAAAATTATAAAGGAGGAATCCAATGCAAGAACCCACATTCACCAACTATGACCAGCTGCCGCTGTTCCTCAACGCGAACACGGTGGCGCAGGTGCTGGGCGTGTCCATCTCCAGCGCCTATGAGCTCATGCACGAGACGGGCTTCCCAGCGCTGCGGATCGGTAGCCGCATCGTGGTACCCAAAGAAAAGTTCTGCCGGTGGGTCGATGCGCAGACAGGAGGTGATGCCTGATGTTCCAGCGCTGGCCCAAGCGGGACCTGAACAAACACTACTATCTCGTCCCCAACGAAGTCTTCAATCTCGGCCTCAGCTCTCATGAAATCGCCGTCTACAACTACCTCCTGCGCTGCGAAGATCGCAGGACCTACCAGTGCCATCCCAGCTACCGCACCATCGGTCGGGCGGTGCAGCTGAGTGAAAACACCGTGCGGAAGTATGTGGCCGGCCTGGAGGAAAAGGGACTCATCCGCACCGAACCCAGCACCATCACCACGAAGGATGGCCGCGTGCGCAATGGCAGTCTTATCTACACCATCCGTCCCATTCAGGAAGCGCTGGAACTGAATTATCAGCGGCAGTTCCTGCAGGTGGAGCGTGACATGGAACGGGCAAGAGCAGAGAAGCGGCTGGCCGAGTTGAATCAGCAGAACAAGAAGGAGGAAAGCGCATGATGCAGCAGATTGCAAACTTTATCGTAGACCATGACCCGATGATGGTCCTCCGGCGCACGCATGACACGGTGCGCTACACCCGGTGGGCGTGGAACAAGGATCATGCCGACCCCATCGACGCAGAGGAGCTTCGCCTGTTCCTCTGCGATGAACACTACGGTAATCTGACCGATGAGCAAAAAGCCTTCGCCCGTCAGGGTCGGGACGAGATACGAAGTGTCTACAGCACTGCGGTGCTCCGCATGTTGCTATGCAACGAAATGATGTGCCGCGGCATGGTGCCGGACATCAGTACCTACCGCAGCGTGTTCTGCCCGGAAGGGGGTGATGCACCGTGGATGCTTGACCGGGCGGGATGACTGCCTTTTCCGCAAAGCGCCGCAGAGCGGCTGAAGTGCGCGTCAGCGCCGAAAATTCTCGCTTCGAGAATGACAAGTTTCGCCTTCGTGGTACGGAACGGGGCGATTGCCCCGTTCCGACCCCTTCGGCAGGCGGGCTAAGCCCACACCCCTATCAACACAAGAAAAAATGAATTTAAAGGAGAAAAGCATATGACGAAGAACACCTATAATCTCTATGAAATTATGATGGACAAGTACGATAAGGAAGAGATGCTCAGCGATGTACGGGAAGCCATGCTCTATCAACTCGGCGCGGATGTCTCCTGTGAAGAGTTGGATCACTTTTTCACCGGCAAGGGCAAAAACGCACTGCCTGGCTGTGCGGAGTGGCAGCAGTGCTTTGCGGTCGAGAAGATGCTGGAGTTCTATTATATGCATGCGCGGGACGAGACGCTGGCTAAGCAGATTGAGACGATGACTATGCTGGCAAGCCGGGGTAACGAGCACCATGGCTAAGAATCAATTTATCCGTGCCCGCGTTGCCGGGTGGGAAAAGGACTGCATCCGCCGTAAGGCGGATGCAGCTCATATGAGCGAAAGCGAGTTTGTGCGCCGGGCGGCCATGGATCGGGAGGTAATTGTCATTGAAGGCATGGATGAGCTCCTGCGGGAGTTGCGCTATCAGGGAAATAACCTGAACCAGCTCACGGTCATGGCTCGGCAGGGGCGTATCACACAGGTGAACTATGAACCCTTTACGGAGGTGTATCGGAACGCATGGCAAACATTAAATTCATTGCTGTCTCACGCAGTCTGAGCGGTATCCTGGACTATGTTACCAACCGTGAGAAAACGGTGGAGCGTCTCATCTCCGGCGTCAACTGCGTGGCCCAAACAGCTCAGGATGAATTTGAAGCTGTAAAGAAACAGTTCCGCAAAACAGATGGCCGTAGCTATTATCACATCGTCCAAGCCTTCGCCCCGGACGATCCGCTGGATTTTGATACAGCGCATGAGATCGGGTTGAAGTTTGCGGAATACTTCAAGGGCTACCAGTGCGTGGTGGTCACGCATATGAATACGGCGCACATCCACAATCACATCATCATGAACTCGGTAAATTTTGAAACCGGTCAGAAGTTTCATCAGAGCGCCAGGGAGATGCAGCAGGCAAAGGAGTACAGCAACCAACTCTGCCGGGAGTACGGCTTGTCCTTCACCGAGAGCAAGGCAGATCCGTTCCGTATTCCTGCTTGGAAGAAACGGCTGTGCCGTACCATTAAGGAAGCTATGGAGAACTGTGCTACCCGTGAGGAGTTCATCGCATTCATGGCAGAGTACGGCTACAAGGTGCGATGGGAGCCAAATCAAAAATACATCACCTACACCACACCGGAGAATATCCGATGCAGAGACAATAAACTCTTCGACCAGACGCTTCTGCGCAGCAGCATGGAAGCATACTTCGATATGGGCGGCTGTGAGTATCTGGAAAGCCGCATCGATGCCACCGAGTACGGTGAACTCCTGCCTACGGTGGACGATGCCGTCTGCGGTTTGATCTCCATTCTGGATGCGATGAACACCGGCGACAATGACCGCTTTCATCTGGAAACGCTGCATCACAGCAAGCAGGAGATCCGGCGCATTCTGGAACGCGGCGGTAAGATCGACCGCACGGTGGAATACGCCGTAGATGACGAAGAGGAAGAATACGAGCAGTACCACGGGTTTTCTATGCGGATGTAATGGCAAACCATTTCAAAGTTCTGATAGCTATTTCACGAAAAGTGTGGTAGTTGTTTGTGTTGCAAAAAGAAATCTCAGTCAAAGGAAGTGTAATACATGGCAAAACGAAGACCGGCCGGCGACGGCATGGTGCGAAAGCGTGACGATGGGCGCTGGGAGGGCCGCATCGTCATCGGCCACCGGGAAAACGGCGAGCCACTGTTCCGTCATGTGTATGCCAAGACGCAAAAGGCACTGCTGGACAAGCTGCACCAGAACATCGAGTGCTACCGGGATGTGGAGCTGACCGAGGACAGCCGCATGACGCTGGGTGAGTGGCTGGATCGTTGGCTCACGGAGTACAAGGCGGGTACGGTGCGGCCCGGTACCCTCGAGGGCTACCGCCGCTACATCGAATACTACATCAAGCCGCAGCTGGGCGACAAGCAAATCTCCCTCCTCTCCCAGCAGGACATCCAGCGGATGTACCGCCGCCTGAAAACGGAGGGGCGCATCCATGAGCATCCCGAGATGGGGCATCAGCTCTCTGACTCCATGGTGCGCCACATCCATACCACCCTCCACGCCGCGCTGAAAGACGCGGTGCAGGCCCATGTCATTCCCGGAAATCCCACCGAAGGTACAACGGCACCCAAACCCAACTACAAGCCCAAGCGCATCCTGACCGGCGAGGAGCTGGATGCCTTCCGCGCGGTGGTGGAGCAGGACGAGGTGTGGCGGGACTTCTTCCAGACGGAGCTGATGACCGGCCTGCGCCGCGGCGAGATCTGCGGACTGCAATGGAGCGACTTCGACGAGGAGGGTGGCACGCTGAAGGTGTGCCGCACCCTCCACAGCCAGCGGAAGGGTGAGTACACCGTCGGTGAGACAAAGACTAATCAGGGAATGCGCACCATCATCCTGCCGCACAGCGTGACCGAAATCCTGCGGCGGCGCAAGGCGGATACCATCAGCCAATGGATATTCCCCGACCCGGTGAAGCCGGAGGATCCTGTCAACCCCGGCTCGGCCTACCTCCACATGAAAACGCTGCTCCGGCGGGCGGGGCTGCCCAGTATCCGCTTCCACGACCTGCGCCACACCTTCGCCACCCACGCTCTCACCAGCGGCGTGGACGCCAAGACACTGTCCGGAATTCTGGGACACACCAATGCGTCCTTCACGCTGGACACCTATACCCATGTCACCTCAGATATGCAGAAGCAGGCCTGCGGTATCGTGGGCGGCTTCATGGAGGATATCTTCGGAAAGGAGTTGAAACCGTGGCAAGAAAACGAAAAGCCGGGGACGGAACCGTAAGACAGCGCAAGGATGGTCGGTGGGAGGGACGCATCGTCATCGGCTATGACGATAACGGCTATCCCAAGACGAAAAATGTTCTCGCCAAAACCAAGAAGGAGTGCGTCGAGAAGCTCCAAAAGCTCAAGGAAGAGTGTGGCGGGCTGAAGCCGGAGAAGGTGCGGTCAGAGATGCCCTTCGGGGTCTGGCTGACATACTGGTACGAGAATCACTCCAAGCCAAAGATCCGCCCCACCACACAGGAGACCTATGAGAGCCGCATCCGCCTGCACATCATCCCGGAGATCGGCGGCATTCCGCTGAACAAGCTGACACAGAACGACCTGCAGCAGTTCTACGGTCGGCTCAAGAAAAGCGGCCGGAAGCGGTTCACCGACAAGTACGGCGAAGGGCTGTCCGACCGGATGGTGCGCATGTGCCACGCCACCTGCCGCTCCGCATTGGAAAAGGCGGTGCAGGATGGGCTGATTCGTGTGAACCCGGCTATCGGCTGCAAGCTGCCGCCGAAGAAGGCGCGGGAGATGCAGGTGCTGACGCGGGAGGAGCTGCAGCGGTTTCTCATTCAGGCAAAGTTCGAGGGGTACTACGAAGTCTTCCTTCTGGACTTGGCAACCGGCCTGCGCCGGGGTGAGCTGATGGCGCTGCAATGGGACGACCTGAACTTCAAAACCGGCGTGCTGAATGTGAACAAGCAGGTCTACGATGTGCGGGGCCAGCTTCAAATCAGCACGCCCAAGACGAAGAACTCCGTCCGCAAGATCGTCCTGCCGCCTGCGGTGGTGGCGGTGCTGCGGGAGTACAAAAAGACGGTGGACTCCCGCTGGATGTTCCCGTCCCCAGTAAAAGAGAATTGTCCCATCACCCCCGGCGTGGTGCGCCGCAGGTTGCAGCTCATCCTGGAACACGCAGGGTGCAAGCATGTTCGATTTCATGATCTGCGCCATACATTCGCGACGCTGGCGCTGGAGAACGGCATGGATGTGAAAACGCTCTCCGCCATGCTGGGCCATGTGTCGGCTGCCACCACGCTGGACATCTATACCCACATCACCGATGACATGCAGCGGGCAGCCGCCGAAAATATTGACCGCGGCATCGGCAAGGCAGCGCCACAGGAGGACGCTTCAGAGCCGGGGCAGGAAACTGCCCCAGCCCAGGCGGAAAAGCCGTGTATGACCGACTTCAAGCCCTATGTGGGCCGCAAGCGCAGATCCGGCACCGGCTGCGTCACTGAGATCAACGACCACCTCTTTGAAGGCCGCTACTCGCCCAAATGGCCCGACGGCAAAAAGCACGCCCGCAATGTCTACGCCCATACCCGCGAGGAGTGCGAGGAGAAGCTGAAGGTGCTGATTGTGGAGATGAAGGCAGAGATCGCGGAAGCACAGCGGTTGAAAGCGGAGGGGACATTGCCTCCCCGGGAGTCGGAAAAGAGTCAGAAGAAAACGAAAAAGTCAAAAAAGAACAAGTAAAAAGAATCCGCCGGCAAGGGTGCCAAGTAATCGGTACCCTTGCCGGTGGACTTTCGTTTCAAAATAAGGGATGGAATTTATAAATAGCGTTTGACTGGTTTTATCTGCTCTGGTGAAAGATTTTGAATGTCAGCAGAGAATACGATTTCTTCTTGCCCTATCGAAACAATGTAAGGCTTAAGGATTTCAATATCCTCAAACGATAGACCATATCGTAACATCCAAATTTCATTTTCATTATCAGTTCCGTATTTGAAATACTGAGCCATCTTCAATGCACGAATATCATTAGTGCGTTTGTAATACTCGGAGAAAATTGCATAGAATATATCACTTAGCTTAAAACTAATAAGTTTATCGAGGTAGTCATATGTATCAAACACAATTCTATCGTAATCTACATCCGTGGCTTTGGTTCCGCGTTTGTAGATGCTATAATTTGGCAAACTTTTATTTGGAATGTCATCATAGCCTCTAATAAACTTTGCGGGAAGCGCAACTGCGGCTGCCCGAATCCTTTGGCGTTCGTTTTGGCTTTTTGCTGCTCTGTATTTTTTTGCAAAAGCTCGTCGCTCGGGGATTCTGGCTACATATGCATATCTGTACCAACAAATCGCTTTGAATGTTTTACAATGAATTTTCCATAGCAGAATTTTAATCGCAGTATTAAGCACACTCTCTTCGCCTTCGGACAATGTTCGGCCATTTAGATAATAACGATACAAATCACACAGACTTTCATATAAATGCAGCTTTGAGTCGTAGTCTGCATTAATCTTTGCAAGAGATATGAGATGTTCGCCCTCAAACAGAGAATCTAATGCAGTCTTCACCAACATATCGATATTGGTATCACTTAACCGTTGAACCTCAGAATCTGTAAGATTATATTCATCGGAGTAAGTACCGGAATTTATTGCCTCTTTGAAATCATGCAGTTCAGAATCCTCATCGTCAGCTGAATCCAGTAAAGAGGTGGAACTTAATACTTCGTCATTGAGCATGATGGCACGGAATGCACTCATATTCTCAGCCTTGATGACTACGCTGCCGTAATCGAAACGAGAACGGGTGGTTGAACGCCCGGCTCTTCCGATTAAATTTTTCATAGAAAGTGTTCTACTTGCTTGAAATGTGTTGAGATATACAACATCAAATGGCATATTAATGCCCTGCTCTAAAGTAGAAGTGGCAAAACAGATTCGGCAGAACCCTCTTTGGGTAAAGTGTTCTAAAATGAGTCGTGCTTGCAATGGAAGAGACCCATGGTGGACAACTATGCCCTTGCGCATATACTCAAGCATACTGGATGCATAGTATCCTTCATCTTTATCATTTGCTCCAATGCATTTTTTGAATTGATCAATCAGTTGGAGTGCTTGTGGATCAGTTAGCGAACGGCACTCATCAATGTAGAGTTTGAATTTATTAAATACAGTTTTGTCATAAATACTTGCTTTCATCGTGTAGATCAAAACCGATCCGCCTGTACGAATTGCTCTCAATACAGGGTCAAAATCACTTCGAATTTTACGCTTACCCATTGTGTCAGTGTCAAGGCCGAAATGAAAATACGAGGTTCCATCATGTGCGAAAAATATTTGCCCAACACACTTTTGCGCATAGCAAAAGGCCTTTGAATCATCAATATCGAAATTGTTTTTTTGCAATTGAGCTTCAGGGTTGCTCACAAAGGGATGAGCGAATACACATTTAGTTCCAGGGAAATTGCTCTGAATGCGACGCACGATACTATCGAAAAAGAGACCTCGTGTACTATCTTCATCGCTTAGTTGTGCTTCATCGAACAAAACGAATTCCAAATCGAGTTTATCTTTGTGCTTGAATAATTCTTTTGCCCGTTCAGGAGTTAAGATAAATACCGTTCTGTTAGAGTGTCTGGTGTTAATGATATCCACAAAGGTTAAAATATTTACACTCTTATCAGAGATTAGCTCACAAATGCGATCATAATATTCGTTGATTAACGCTCTTGACGGAACAATTATTGCCACATCTCGCTTTGATGTTTCAATTAGATGCCGAAATACATGTGATTTTCCTGTGCTGGTGGGCGCAGAAAAACTAAAATGTTGGTTTGCTTGGATCTGCTTTAAGATATTTGCTTGAACAGGCGTATAATCATGGTGATATGTCTGCCGAATGTGCTCACTATATAATTCAAATAGTTTGCTCTGGAGTGTCCTGGCCGTGGGCTTCTTGTAAAAGATGCCCATGATTGATAAAATTTCCTCTTCAACGGCGGAAAAATAATCGGGTACAAATAGCTTCAGGTAAGATAAAATTTCCAGAGTGGTAATTGAAACAGGCCCATCTTTGAACAGCGCGTTTTGAGCATAGCCATATATCTCATCAAGATTTTCTTGATTCATAATCTGCTGAATAATGTCCTTCATATATTTACCGCCACAATAATAATTTCCTGGTGCTGAAGAAGTGATATAAAATCTTTGTTTTTGATGATGTTACTCACGAGTGTATCAGAAGGAGTACTTTTTGCCGAAAATGCGACTGCAAACCCTTTCATCCCCTTGCTTACACTGCTAAGCGCATTTTGAGAGCAAAAGTCACGCAAGTCGGCTAAATCCTTGATATCTTTTTTGTCAGAGATGAATCTGACTACTTGCTTTAAGCCAGAGCCATATGCATTTCGGTCATCCAAATACTTTGCTTCGCCAAAAATAATCACTTCATCCAATGACTGGCTGTGAAAGTCAAAGCCTGGATTTCCGGATTTTTTCTTGTTATATAATTCTGCTAATGGAATATCCAGGTATCCAAGCTTGTCAACAATAGCTTCTCGCGCAAGCTCAGACACTACATACTCGCCAGCGTCTGAAGATACCTCATCAGTCGAAGAGGTAGTGATTTTTGCGTAAATATCTGCAAGCGTTGCTTTCGCACGTTCTTGAAAACTCTCTCTAATATAGTCCTCATCAAAATTGCTTATCCAAGAAAGATTCGAAAGAACATAAAAGATTTGAGAAAGAGTATCTTTCAAATCGTCAGGCTGTACTCGCAGAAAATATGCGCGATTATGCTTGTCGAAACATATCTTACGGAAATCAATGATATTCACCAATGTTCACCACCCGGAGCTTTTATAAACAAAAGCCGTATGGGAATACACCCACACGGCTGCCTTAGTGGCATAAAGGCCTACCGTTAATTAATTATACTGCAATTCGGCAAAAATTACAATATTAAGCCTACGCTTGTCGAAAAGATGTATTAAGAATGACAAACTCACTTCTTGCGCCGCAATAGACAAAGAATAAGAAAACCCCTCTGAAATCAACGAT